TCTGGAAGTACTGAGACCATAGGGTCTCTTTATCAAGAATGAGGAAGCCCTCTTCTGGACCAACCCCTAATTCCTGAAGTACGAAGAAAACGGTGTTGATATGCACGATGATTTCCGTGTCATAGTCGGTTACGTCGGGTTCTATACCGCACAAACGCTTTGTTGTTTCGAGAATACTGAGATCATCCACCAGTAGCACCTCCTCCAGCAACCAACGTGAATACCCATGCGCCAATATGACATAGCGCAATGACCCACATGAGTAAGACGAAGAGAACGAAACTGGTGATCCCGAGCAACGCAGCAAATATGATGCTATGGAGCAATCGGGATGAAATCATGCGTACCGTCGGTTGATTTCGGCCTGTACGGCATTGAAGTGAACTCCGAGAGCTGCACGACGTGCATCTCCATTGCCATATTTGCCTGCGAGAGTTTCCTCAACAAGCTGACCGATATTTACGCCACCATTGAGACGACGGTTGACCTCAGCCTGAACGGCAGCGTAGTTCGCACCGAGCTTGGCGATACGCTGTTCACCGGAACCGTAGGCTCCAGCAATAACCTGATCGGCAAGCCATGCGATGTTGGGTCCCTGAGGAGCAACACCACCGCCACCGGTACGAGCATTGATGACAGCCTGAACCGCGTCGTACTGCGCACCCAGTGAAGCGCGTCGAGCATCACCATTTCCGTGTTTGCCCTGGAGGACTTCATCAGCAAGCTGATCGAGAGTCTTGGCCTGAGCCGGAGCTACGCCAATTCCATGACGACGGTTGACCTCAGCCTGAACCGCGTCGTACCTCCCGCCAAGGGAAGCGCGTCGTGCCTCTCCGGAGCCGTGGAGACCAGCGATGACTTCATCGGCGAGCTGCCAATCTGTCTTCGCCTCGACGGGAGGAGTTGCAGGGGTGGGTGCGACTACGGGAACTTCGACAGTGCCGTTTCCGCTGAGAATTCCGTTTGCGAAATCTCGCGTGCGAGGCATGAGCATCCAAAGATTTCCGCCAGGGCAAGCAGTGGAGGACCACTGACGATGACCCTGGTAGCTACCTTCCGAAACTGCGCCCCAGCCGTAACGAGCTGCGATATCGGCGAGAAGTTCCACGACTGCCGAGTATGCCGCTTCGGAAATAGCCCAGGAATGCGGATCGTTGTCATTGCCGTTGATCTGACCCGATTCATTCTCCACCTCAAAGGTGATTGCAGGACCATCAGCTGCGATGGAGCCCGAGGTCCATGCACGGTACTCTTCCGGAACCTGACCCCAGATGGTGCCATCGTTCAGAATGTTGTAGTGAACCGAGGCCGGAGCATTCGGGTCAGTGAGACGCCGGGTACCCGCGCCATTCATCCCAGCATGATGGTGCTGAATTACTCGGACGACAGAATTGCCGTGACGAGAGGAGAATTTGTTGTGATGGGGGATGGTTCCCGAGATGAGACTGGAAAATGTCATGCTACGTTCCTTAGCGATAGGTTACCCCACAACTGCGTATCACCTTGACGTCGTTCAACGATCGGAAGTCGAAGAATTGAAGCGTCGCCATAGTGGATTGCATTGTGAGTATTGTGGGTTACGGAAATCAGGAATTCTGGATTGAGAATATCCGGATTCCGACGGAGGACATCTTCAGGAGTGATTGGATTCATGTGATGAATAAGGATGCGATCATAAATTTCGAATCCAGGTACGCCAAGGTCGTTGCCGAAGTCCCGACTGATGACTTCATCACGAGCCCACTGCCATTCCTTGGATTTGTAGAATCGCTGATTGAGATGACGCTCATATCCGAACGTCGATTCACCTACTACGCCCTTGATGCTGAGGTAATCAAACCTCTGTACGAAGGTATCTAGCTGCTTAAGCTCAGAATACGATCTCGTCATTAGCTTCACCCGTATCATGTCCGGCATAGCCGCGCATTGCGTCCATGGCTTCCTTGTAGAGTACCTTGAGTTCCTCAACGTTAGCAAGATCTTTAACCCTAGCCTCAACGAGGATAGTTTCCTGCTTAACCTTCTGGAGTTCGATCTTCTCACGAGTTGAACCAACCTTGAGAAAATGGACCATTACCTGTGACGATGCCGTGCCGTCGAGAAATTGCTGTTCAGCCAGATCGTAAGCTAGAGCAGCAAGTTGCGCTTCTCTTTGCTCTGGAGTTCGCGCTCTCGGCAAGCGTTTCACTGGCTGATCGTCCGGTTCAATCTCGCCATCATAAACTTCACGAGGTTTTACCAGCGCCGTAGACTTTTTAGGTCGGCCAGGGCCCGCCATAGGTAATCACCTCCTTGTTATCAATTGTAGTTAGAGTGTCGTAAGTTGCCAGAGTGGCTAAAATACGCAAAAGTTAAAAGTCCATGTACATTCTGCTTGTCTAAAACGCAAAACTAGGAAGTCCATGTAGAGACTTCATGAAAGAGCACTAGGTCTCGAACGTTTAAGTACGTTACCAACCACAGTCACAACCTCAAACGCCTCTTGAAAGGAGTGTAGGGCGATGAACCCCTACTTTGTTTGTGAGATCTAGTACTCTATCGTGAAGTCTCTACGCGGATTGATAGGACTTTGGTATGACTTTGCTTCCAGATAGGACACCGGTTATACGCGTCGGCAATGGACGATCGGGTCGTCTGCGTATGGTCTTACCCCGGTGATAGCCGGTGACCTGTCTGGAGGCAAAAGAAGAAAATGCATGTACAGATAGAAGGGCGTTTAGCTCTCAACCGCGCCAACGGTTCTCGAACTAGCCTTCGTGATAAACCCGGAAACCACTCCAACCAGGAGAATCTAAACGCCCATCTAAACATACATGCTTTCTCGTCCCGCCTGAAAGAGCTCTAGGTCTGGGAGATACCTCAACCAGGCCATTAAGCAATCATTGGGTCGTGGCCCCTAGCCCTATGCTCAACGTTACCTAGAGCTCTATCGGGCGGGACGAGAAAGTATGTGTGCGACTAGGAGGCTGGTGCCTTGTCCTTGTCCTTGTCACCGGCAGCGGGTGCTACAGGTGTTGCTGACCGAGAGCGGGACGACGTTTTCTTGTCGGCCTTCTCGTTGTCGGCGTGCTTGGCCAGGCGAGCATCGATGACGCGCTCGAGCTTGTCCTGGTTTGGGATGAGCCACTCGGAAACCGGAGTGGTCTCGGGCGCCTTTACGGCTTCTTCGGTTGCTTCGGGAGTTTCTGCCATGGTGGTAAACCTTCCTTTGGAATGTTTAGAGTGAATTGTTCCCCCAGAATTTTCCCCCGGGGCATTTTTTCAGAGGTCGGCGATGCAGGGAGGGGGGCCTATTTGCGAGACCCCTCCCCCCATACCGCTTTACTAAGCAGTCACTATTAAATTGTTATGAAGTTGTGAGTTTTTCTGCGGGTGGAGGTACACGAATGTACATTCCAGTGATGTTTTCATCCAAGATCTCTTGAATTGCAATGTCGATAGCTTGACTTTCATCAAGTTCTGACAACTCATCACTAGTCTTGCAGATCCTAGCCTGGTAAGACAAGGTGTGGTACCCTGACTGAATGTCCCAGTTGTTCCACTGATCGAACTCAGTGTGAGGATTGTATGGATTGTCAGAGGTAGATAGCATGATGCACCAACACTATTCCTTTCTACTTTGTTCGTAGCCTAGGGCTTAGGCTTAGGTGGATTGAGAGATGTGTCAAGAGTACTCACTGATACCCCAAGAGCAGCAGCAATCTCAGACTGTGAATGACCATTGATCAGCATAGACTTAGCCCTAGTCAGCTTAGCTGAGGTCATTACCTGCTTCTCTCTAGGAGTAGCAAGGCCCTTGACTACATCAAGATCAGCATTGGCAAGGATCTTCTCCAACATGTTGGTACTAATAGCACCAGCCTGGATAGCTTCCCATTCAACGGGGGTAATCTTGATACGCTGGGGTTTAGCACCCGTTCTAGCACGGCCTTCTGCCTGAGCAAGACTCTTAATCTTCTTCAGTTCAGCAGCATCCATGTTCGGATTAGCCTGTACCTTGGCCTGTACTATGCCACCTGCAATCAACTGGGCATGGCGTTCAAGAGGCTTGTTCTTGAGGGCGATGTTCAGCTTTGCATTGAGGGCACTTACCTCATTGGGGTAGGCCTTCTTTGCTGACTGGGAGTAAGGAATAGGGACGGCATTAACTGCCTCTTTCCTACTGTCATTAGCCAGAGCCTTGAGCCTATTGGCATGGTTGGCATAGACATTCTCCATGATGGTGTTCTCTTTAGACACCAGTGCATGAGCATCCTCATAGTAATCCATCTTCTTGACCTTAGTGGTCTTAGGGATGGGGTTACCTACAGGGAGCTTAGTTACTGGGTCATACCGATAATAGCCATTACCCGTTTCAACATAGACCTTCTTACCAGTCTTCTTGTCAATAGGGCCACCATCTTTGGCAGAACGGAGTACTCTCTCAGGAACACGTACTTCAGACTTGGCCTGTGAGATGATGGTTGATGCACCACCAGCTTTACCAGAAGGCTTCATCTGATACTGCTTCTTTAGGGCAGCAATACCATTGTCCTTGGCAGATTGCTTGTAATCGAGGTGGTGTTTCTCAGCATCAATCACGACCATTGAGTGTTTCACTGCACGAGCAATCTCACTAAAGGGTGCGCCCTTAATGGTCATGTCTGTAATCAGGTTCGACACATCACCCATCTGCTGACCCTTAGCCTTAGCCGACATTCTAGGAGCGTCGTCAGGCAGGGAGTACAGTTTCTTGGGGTCGAAGTTCTTAAGCTCCTTCAGTGGAGCCGAGACCTTTACTCGACCAGGCCCTGATTGTGGATTCGGGATTACCAGTACCGTGTCACCATCGAAGTCTGCACCAGACAACTGTTCGGCAACCTTGGCATTGATACCAATTGCATCTCGAGCTTGCTTGATAATGCTGTTTGCTTCACGGTTCTTGTTATTGACCGTCAGTTCAGGGATCTCAAAAGTTCCACCATGGGGGTGTCGAATGAGAACTACCTTTTCACCATCCCTATATTTAGGGGCGAATACTTCGGTATCCTTGAGGCTGTTGATCGGCAAGATGACGTGATTAGCAGTACGAGGCAGACCTGCTGCTTTGAGATGTACAGCTGAAGAGTCGGAACCATCTGCGAACTTCTCCAGAAGGGTCCTTTTCACAACCGGGTTTGTGAGGGCCATGATTTCGTCGTATTCTTGCTTTTTGAGATCGAAGCTTGCGTCAAGCTGCTTCTTTGCAAGAACAGGGCTCTGCTTAGACATCATCTGTGAAGAGAGTTTACTGGACCACTTGGTCCAGTCGCCTTCCTCGTTGACAATGTTCAGTGCTGAGGTGACGGTTTCAGAACCATCCTTGTTTTTCTTTGTGATTTGCTTTACGGCAGAACCAAAGGGGTTTGGGTCATCAGGATCGCCTTTCTGATCCTTCATGGCCTTCAGCTTGTCGCCTTTATCCGATTTATTGGTGTTGAACATCAGGTCTACACCATCAGGAAGGTTATCTGAGTAGATCGCCATTCCCTTTAGGTAGTGAGTGCCATTTACGCCAATTCGAACTTGAGCATAACGAGCATTCCCCATATCGAGGTCTTTTACGCCACGACGAATCTCAATTACACCATCTTTATCGGCTCCGCCATCTTCAGCGTACCGAACGCCTACTCGCTTGAGTGAAACGTTAAGAGGAGGCAACATTCCGAGATTCGTGAAGGTGCGACCGCCATCAGGAGAATCGCCAAGAAGCGGAACAATCTCTTTCTGCCTTTTTACGACATCAGAGTAGGTCATATCACCTGCGGTCAAGACTTTCAAGCTGGTGAACTTACCAGGGTTTCCCATTTGCGGGATCTTGACATAGTGAACCTTGTAGCCCTCTTCTTTAAGCACATAAATTGCTGTGCCGAGGCGTTCGTTACTAACACCGAGATGGTTCGCCGTTCCGGCTCCAAAGTCGACCATTTTCTTTTCGTCGACCTGCTTGCGGACAATATTCGCAGTTGCCTGGATGGCGTCCTGATTGTCTTTCTCCGCAGCAGCAAGAAGTGCTCGAACAGAAGATTCGTTTCTGCCCATCTGTCGGCCAATGGCCACATTAGACATTCCGGTACCCTGGAGCTTCAAAGCTTCAGCAATATCGGCACGTTTGATCTGTTCGTTGGAAGTAGAGGTAAGAGCACGAAGCTGCGTCGTGTTCATCTTATACTCTTTACCATCAGCATCCACACCACTAAACGCTGCCGCGATTTGGGTGGGGGTCATTCCCTGCTTCTGGAGATCTTCCAAATGCTTCTTGAAGGATCTTGCACGTTGTTCCGGATTGGCACCGCTGCCCCAAGGGTAACGGCCTGACTTGCGAAGAACGCCTTCATGCCGGAGGAAGCTGGAATTAGTCATGTCTTTGCTCATTAGGGTTACTCCTTTCTTATCCGACGAGGTCTTCGAACATCTCTTCGAGGATGCGATCGCTGGTCTTGATGCGATCAATTACGTAGACTAGGTCTTCAATGCCGGGGGACCAAGCTTCATAATCATCATTCTGGTAGATTCGAAACTCGACAAAGTCGAGATCGCCTGGTAGAAAGTCATACTCGAGCATGAAGAAGCCTGCATAGATCAACAGCTGATCGAATGAGGCTCTAGAGACTCCGGTTTTGAGATCGAAGATGCGAAGCTCATTCCGCATTTGACCATCGACTTCAATTGTTCGAAAGCCAATAGCATCTGCAGTACCGAAACTTCGAATCGAATAGAACAAGACCTGTTCCGGCGTCATGTTGAAGCCGATTGAGTCATTGACGTATCGATTCAGGGTTTTCCCATTTCGGGGAAGCTTCTGCCGCATCTTGATACACATAGCCGCGAAGTTGTGGAGCTCAGTTCCTTTGGCAGCCTGCAGCTGCGTCAAGAACCAATTCTGAAGCTTCTCTTTCGAGTACCTCAGCCAGTGATACTTACTCGCGGAAAGCGTGGCGTGCTTACCTGCGAGATGTGAATGAGCGTTGAAGATCATTAAGAACAGCCTCTTTGTTTTCCGGGTAGATGACTGAAGCGTAGGACATCCGATTGAATTGATCGATGTACCACTCTTGATTTGGTCGGAAGGGGGAGTTGGCGCTCCGCTTCACTTCTAGCACTGCCCAACGATCTCGCCATAGAATCAGGCGATCGGGAATTCCCTGTCGCTGACTCGAGTCGAGTTTGAACATGTAGCTGCCCGGGAGTATCAACTCCGTGACATCATGATAGAGATCCGCTTCGAAAGCGCTCTCTAGTTTGGTAGCTCTTGGCATGAGACCAATCCAATCGCAAAAATTATAGGCCATGGAATTTCGACATCCTGGCCCTTTCATTATAGGGCATGTATAGCTTGCGTGTTCAATGTCCGAAAAACCCGGCTTAGTGGCCAGTTGGCCAGAAAACCCATTTGTGGACAAAACTCTTTATATATACCTTTTTTCTCCTCACACAAAAGTTTTAGGAAATAAGTGGCCAAATGGCCAACTTGGACAGGATTGATGCCTTGTGGGCGCTAAAAGGGGCTGAATTGAGCCGTTTTCGACCCAAAACAGCCCCTTTTTTCGGACATTGCCCACAGAACTGCTGGCCACTTTTGAAACCGTTTCTGGCCATATGGCCACCACTTTTGGCCACGAGCCCAAAAACTTGGACAGAAACGCCCACAAGATTTCAAAATAAGTGGGCAGATGGCCACTTAGTGGCCAGCAGTTTTTAGTGCCCGAACCTGTACTGCCGGTACTCCTTGTGAGTCATCGGGACTTCTACCCAAGACTCCGTGTACTTGTTGAACCAGCGGTGGATGGGGAGCTCGTGCTTGTGTACTACACGATAGCAGTTCGAACCACCCTCCATGATCTTACCGGCCTCCTCGAGCTTCTGGAGTTTGGTAGCAATCACCTTAGGCGGGATGTTGTCCCAGGCCTTGCAGATGTCGCTGAAGTGCGCCGCGTTCGAGTAGCTTACTCCCAAGTCCACGCCGTTGTAGTTCAGCCTGTAGAAGAGCCGTGGGACGTTGTACAGGCGATCGATGAGGTCGATGAGTGCCTGCTCGGGAATGTGCTTAGCCTGGATCTTTTGCGTTTTGATCCTAGGAATCTCAGGAATCGCCATTCTTAGCCTCCTCCGCTTCCTCTGCCGCAATGACCTGACGCAGGGCCGTGGTATAGTTCATCCCCGGGTTTTCTGCCTGGATCGCCCGTGCCTTGCGTTTCCGCTGGCGCCGAACGTACTCTGCTTCATCCATCATTTACTCCTTGTGGTTGGTATTAGTTACTGATCGTGCTTACGCTCTCTCAGCACTTCATGAATTTTTCGTGCAAGGTGTCTTGCTAGAACTCTGGGATTCTCACCGACATACTCGCCACATTCGCATCGTCCTCTGACACTGAACAGATGCTGGTTGATGACTTCGTCGATATCATCTTCGTTCATTTACGAGTATCGTAGTGACATGATTCGCCCCACCCAGGCGTGTTGTACCACTCGCCTCCGGAAGCTACACAAGCCTTAACAACTCTGCCTCGTTCCTGGAGCTGCTCTTCAGGAGACTGAATGCAGCCAGTCAGTGTGCCTAGACATAGAAGCGCTATGAGTAGTTTCTTCATCATGCGCTCCCGAAACGTGCTTCAGCACCGTAGACTTCGCCTCGTGCACGAGCATGGAGCTCATGGTTCCAGTTGAGCAGCGACCAGTCATAGTCGAGGTTGACCGGCTTGATGCGAGCTCGGCGACCTTCCAGCAATCGGAAGTCTCTTGCCAGGACGATCTGTTTCCTCGGGACACTGTACATGTCTGAGAACTCCCTGGCACTTTTCAGAGAGCCTCCGAAGTCGAGATAGACCACATCCATCTCTCCGCCGATCTGAGCCTTCTTACGGATGTCCAGCACCTCGTGGACACCGTTGTAGTACTCAAGCATCTGATCATGCGGGATGAGGTTGATAGCATCTCCAATGACTGCGTCGAAGAGCCAGCGGTTTACGCGGAGCTTACCCATTAAACATTCTTCTTTCGTTTGTACCACCAGGTGAGGAATACGAAGATGGTTGACCACGATACTGCGATACCGATGCCACCACCGATTAGAGCTCCCAGAACTGTGCTGTCCATCACACGCTCCAATCATTCGGGTCGTCCGACTTGCCCCAGCCGAACTTGAGGTCCAGTACTGAGAGGCATAGGAGTATGAAGCAAAGGATGACGCCTACCCATGCACTTGATCCTCCATTAAGGCCCACTAGACTGAAGATGATCAGCCCGCCAAGCCACCAAATACAAACTGCTATTTTGAGCATCATGCTACTTTCAGAGGGTCTAAGCCGACTACCCTAGTCTGCTTGGGTTCGTTGTAAAGCTCAGGCCATGCCGCACGATGAAGTTCGTCGACAAATGCTTCGCAACTGTAGCCATTCTTGGAGTTGAATAGCATCACTTTCTGGATAGGGCACCCAGTGTGCCTGTCCATTACCTGAGTAGGCGAGACGCCCCTCTTTGTCAAGATGGAACGGACCCGCCGAGAGGCCGCGATTTCGTAGTGAGGATACTTCTGACACTTCCGGTACTCGGAGGTGCTCATCGATCCAGCATTGCTCAATTTGACTCCCCAGCCAAGTCTTGCCGTATCCTCGAGGTGCGATACGGTACAGGTTTTGTCTTTTGTACAGTTCTTCATCAAGCATCTCATGGATCTTTGCCCAGGATGCTCGGACTTCTTCCCGCCGAGGTTTGTCATCGATTATGTCCCATTCGGTACGCAACCAATTTTCAATGTGACCCCAGCCACCCATGCCCCCACTAAGCTCACGCATCCCATCAATCTGAGACTCGTAGATGACCGGCTTCCAGTCAAAGGGACGATCACGATACTCTTCTTCTGCCTGTGTTTTGGCGTTGAAGAGCGTCTTTACAAATTCGGACTCCGTCACTCCAGAACCTCCTCAATGATCTCGTCCTTCTTGAGGTGCTTCTTCTCCTTAATGATCGCCTCGGTGTCCTTGACACGGTTCTCATCGGGGAAGGTAGAAGGCTTCCAGCGCTCCTTAGGGACTCGTACGACAGTGATGGGCCCTTCAAGATCCTCGACCTTATTGGGATGCGTAGCAAGCACTACGTTCTCCCTGGGTACCTCATTTTCCACTGCCCATGCTGTTGCGATGCTGTCAGTGCCGAAGACAACTGCCTGCTGCGGTATGGTGATCTTCTTCATTCAGCTGCTTCTTTCTTTTCCCGACGAGAGCCTGCAGCCTTGTATGAGAGAATTGTCGTAAGCAACAGGAATGCTGCAAACCACCATGGCGAAATCAAACCGACAACTGCCAGCGTCAGTACTGAGATCATGGCGGACCAACTAAGGATGAATGCCCAGGTCATGCGGCTTCCTTTTCTGTGAGGTTGGGAAAGGTCTGGCGTAGCAGCCATTCCTGTGTGTATACGTGCTGACCTGATGAGTTCATCAGGCGATATGACTTGGCGCCAGTTTCAGCGTCGACGATCGGATACACTCGCCTCCTACCGGCTCTGTACCGGATCTCGCCACTTTCATGCATTTGGTGCTTAGGGAAACCCGGTATGTCAGTCCAACCTACACGGATGATCCGCTTTACAGGTTTGAGCTTCTTAGGCGGAGCGTCTTCAGGGAATGCTTCATTTACCAATGACTCATAAGTGCGTGCAGTCCCTCCTCCATCATCAGTCCTCATGCTGTATGCATAGGTGTCTGTAGTTTTATTGTGCGTTTCCTTGAGCAACCGTCCACGTGGACCAATAAGGTCGCCACTGCGATTGATCTTGTAACGCTTCATACTAGGGATGGGGCGAAACTCATCCTTCGAGACATCGCGCCCATCTAATGTGCGTAGAAACATTGTGCTGAGACCTTGCTGTGTTTAGTTGGTAAGCTCAGGGAACATTTTGAACATGAGCCATTCGACATTCATCCATTTCATGCTGTTGTTGTCATCACACAGCATTGCACGACGCCTATCGAATTTCACCTCAGTCGCGACCGTCTTCTGAGTTTGCTTGTCGATAATCATTCCTCGGGAATTTATGATGTAGCCAGAGAACCCTTTGATTGTCCGCCAACCTCTCGGATCATCTGATTGACCTGGCTTATCATCATGAGCAATTTGATTCTCGAAAAGCTGTTTTGGTTGGGGCGGGAAGCCGTGGAGAATACGATCCAGCATCTCCACCTCTTCTTCAGGCGTAGGGGCCTTATCGACCCTGATAAACCTGTGCGCAGTTTCAGAACCAGCCGAACCTAGGAAGAATCGGACATCGATCTCCAAGACATCGCCAGTCTGCTTACCGTCTGCGTAGATAGGAAGACGTACTGACCTCATGCCACCTTCTTTTCTACTTCGAAGAAGCCGTTGTCGAGTTTCTTGCCGACAACATACCGAGTTTCCAACCCCACCTTAGTGAAGATGCCCAGGTACTGTGTGGCTCCGAACTCTGCCAGAAGGTAGAGACCCGAGGAGTATTCTAGGAAGCCCCGGTCCATGTTGTACTGGGACTCGAGCGTTGCCTTGTTCTGCTTGTCGATCTTTACTGCTTTGAGATTCGTAGCCACTTACTTCTCCTTTGGGTATGCTGCCGACATGATGGCATCGAGTGAAATTACATGTTTCTGTCCGTTGATCCAGAAGTCTACAAACTCGCCTTCTTCTGGACGCAACATGTACTTGTAGGGTTGGCACTGAGCTCCGGTAGTCTTCCTACGAATCTGCCGGAGCTCAGTGACCTCATACTCAGGAAAGCCAGGGACCGGCTTCCAGTTCGGATCGTTCTCTGCCGTCAGTCTTACGAGATGTGCGCTGAGTACGCCATATCCTTTGGCGCGCTTGTACAGATCCGGACCAGGCTTAGGTTTGTGCTTTCCCATGATTCCCCCTAGATGTTGTTCTTGGTTAGTTTAGAGCTTCTGCATCTTGTAGATGACTGACGGGCGCTGGACCCGGTTGAAGAGGTTCACTGTTGCCCGAACATCGGCATTAGCGTAGTTGTGCATAACAACTCCCTGAATGTCCTTGAGTCGCTTCGACTCTTCATCACGCTTGATGGCATCCTTGTAGACGCTGTCAAAGGTGATGAGATTGCCCTCATCATCCCGGTGACCGAGATTGTCCATGACCATCTGCATGAGCTCAACGACGACGCTCCAGGGTACGGCAAGGATTGTGACCTGCTCGAGCTTCTGCAACTTGTTGACGCGCTTCCGCGACAGGGAGACGAACCGGTTGTCCGTCCGTACCCAGTAATTGCCGTCGTACATGAACTTGCCGTAGTGACCGGCAACCTCGATGATGGTACCTTTGGGGTGCTTAGAGAGTTTCATCATTGTCTCCTTTCGAGAGATTTTTGCTAGTTAGACACGCCACTGTGGGCGTAACAGATCCTTATTCATACTGACGTACATGATGCCTCGCGCTACAAACACCATGTCATTAGGCTCGCCCATCCTCAGCGACCGACTCATTGAAAGCATGAAGATCTCACGAACAAGACGCTTGGTAAGTCCCACTCGACGACCCATCTCGTAGGCCTTCTCGAGATTGGTCAGGAGTGGCGGTGCAGACTTTTGATCGGTGAATGGATTGTGAGGAACTTGCGGACTCATAGAGCTTTAACCCAGTTCTTCTCATTGAAGTTCTTCTTCTCAAGGATTGATTTAAGAATAGCCTTATCAATCAGAGCTCCGGACTTCAGAATGTAGTAGTACAGATCGACATACTTAGTGTTCAGTCGATCGATTCGTCCCTTGGCTTGGTGGTTGATCTTGTAGGAGTAGTTAAGGGAGAAGAAGGCCATTGCGTCGGTAGTAATACAGTTCCATCCCTCAGCGCCTGCTGTATACTGGACGAGATAGATCCATTTTTTACTAGTAGGGACTGACTCATGTTTCTGACCGTTCCACTCAGCACTTTTAATTCCGTGGAGTTTTCCAAGCGTTCGAAGGTCTTCAAGTTCGTAGTTGAAATTGTAGAAAACGATGAGTCGATCATGTTGATCCAGGAGTTCCGAAATTGCCTTGAGGCGCGACGGATGCGAGTTAACCAGTTTTCGAGCGACCAGGAAGAGTTCGCCAACATCCTTGATCGGTCGATCCTCGTATATATGCCATCGGTCTTTCCAAAGCCGTTTAAACTGTGCTTCGTCATGCCGAACTGGTACATACTTGATGTGACGTTTGGTATGACGTGGGTACGGCATGTTAACGGTGATAGACCGCACATGTTTAAGGAGCACGCCGGTATCCAGATAACGTTCGATCTGAGGGAACTTAGTGAACCTTCGATACATAACGTGCCGGTCGGTGAAGTCTGTCTTGTTCTTGTAGAACCCGTTTGCCACGAATACCGGAAGGTAGTCCATCCAGACATCTCCAGGAGTGGCGCTGAGCAGAACCCACTTGTTGTTTTTAGCAATCTGGACAAAGGCCTTAGACCAAGCACCCCATCCGACCACGCGCTGTTCGTCAAAGATGAAGAAGGCATTCTCTACATTCCTATACTTCTCGATGTTGTTCCATGAATCAACAAAGACTTGTGCCCCAGTGTGGCTAAGCTCAAATTTGGTTGACAGACCAAACGGCGCGCATTCATCCTCCCACTCGAGGCTATTACGCTTCTTTGCCGTCGTGATGATGTAGAGGTCCCGAGGGTTCTCCATAGGCTTGTAATCGCCGAAGCCATTTCGTCGAATGTCGCCTTTACATTCTTTAATGAGGTAGTAAGCGATCGCAGTGATTGACTTGCCGGTACCAACGTCTCCATTGAGAATGCAACCATTCTTCATCTTCTCCAGTGCAGTAATCTGATGGGGGTGTAGATTTATTGAGGCCAAGTCTGATTAACTTCTGGTAGGGTTCGCGTCATTTCATTCCACTTCCAACGCTCGATGCGTACTTCTGCCGGATATAGCTGATCCTTACAGGTCTTGCATTTGAAGGTCAGCCAATAGTCGGATCGATTTACAATCTTGCCAATAGGTCCAGACCAGGACAGGCTCGTAAATTTATACGAATGCTTATGGGGTACTGACACAACTCGATCCCTATAGAAATCCGAGATGATCTTCGATCCGATGCTAGGGTTTGCTCGCTCCCAATCATCCTTTGCGACGGATTTAATGCCCAGACAATATCTAGGCCAAAAGAAGAACCAAGTGTGAGCGAAATGTGGTTCGTCGTTATGGCATTGCATCAATTAGCCCTCCTTACTTCTTCGAATGCGTTTGCATATGACCAACCGATGCAGAAGTAGTCACCGGCACCAGCATAGTTCTTAGCTCCAACGTGAAGCCAGTGTCCATCATGCTCGTACCGGTGACCACAAAACCTGTAGAAGATCATTAGATTTTAGTCGTATGCAGCCAGCCCTGAGGCCCCCGCTCTACATTGCCAGTGCAGTTTGTGTTGCCGCAATTGCAGGAATTTTTCATGCTGCATTTTCTCCGTATTGCTCTTCGTAGTAGCTGTACGTATAGCCCATGTGGGATCTACGCTCGCCCCTCAAGCAAGCATAGATACTTCCATAGTCGCCTCCGATATAATCGGCACAGTCCCTAGCGGTTCTGTATACCGCACCAGTCTCATTGACCAGCACTGGACGACTCGTCAGTCGGATACGCCTTTGTGGCATGTCTTCTGGACGAGGCTGTCTGCGAAGGTGCAGGTTAATTACCCGGCAGTCTTCAATGTCGCCATTAACGGGAATGACTTGCTGCCGTGGATCATATTCAGCAAGGAATGCTGCGGCAACCAGGCGATGTACATAAAAGTCTCGAACTTGTCCAAGATGTGAAAGGGAGACCCGAAGGTAGCCCTCGTCATTCGGACGAAGCTTCAACAATTCATCGCGTTTAATATTAGCTACGCGGCCCATGTTGCTGACTGCGTAGTTTGGATAGCCATCAACAGCCACCCATTCTTCCCTCATGAAACCCTTTCAAAAATTGAGACCAAGCAGAGTGGGGGCCAGGAATAATCCCAACCCCCACTCAGTATTTAGTTGTTAAGCTGCGTGTGGTTGAGACCTGGGCAGTTTTAGATCAATAGGAACTACTTCAGCTATGACTGGAGGTTTACAAGTGGCATCAGTCAAGTGCTTTCGACTCTCACTTGTTGGAACCCACATGTCGACTGGCCAATCACGGTTCTTGCACATATAGTGGAGCTTGTATCCGCACCTCGGGCATTCCAAACGGATTGCTGGTCTGAGACTCATTCTATATCCCCCAATTCCTACTAGACCTGAACGTATCCTTCAAGGATCAGTAGTTCTGGACGAAGGACTTCGAAGGTGCCGTCTTGTTTTTGAACAATCCAGTCATCGGTAAAAGCTGTTCCGTTCCATTTATCGACTGAATGAACGCGAACTCTTTCCGGAAGTGTCTTGGTGCCGACCTCGGTTGCTTCGAGCCACTCGGCTCGAGTCTCTGTCATCTGCCCGTTGCTGTTCACCCACAGGGCGAGGCTCGCGCCATTTTCCTTTCCGCCCGTAAATTGCCTTGCGTCGACCGTTTCGGTTCTTTGAAAAGTTGCCACTTGCTTCTTTCTTCTTTGAAAGCTCTTCTTTAGTCCAACGATATGCATTGATACTAAAGATGACTGTGTATGCCAAAGCGGTTACTGCGAACGCTGGGGTAGATGTGACTATAGCGTAAGCAAACCAGAGGGCCTGGCAGCCGAGGTTGATATACCACGACCACCAGACCTTCTTGCCGGAGAAGTAAAAACCGATAAGTCCTACGGCTCCTACTGCCCAGGACAATATTTGTCCGCTATCCAAGGACTACTGCACCCCATTCTTCGATGGTGTATTTCACTGCTCGATTTCCTTTCGTGTCTGGAGGAACTCACCAAGGTCGGTAAGTGTGGATTCGACGAGGGTCCATACAGCCTCGAAGGTCCGACCATCCTGGATGTAGGTATCGCCCTCACGCATGACGATATAGTCGCCAACGTTCATTCGGTCCTTGCTCTCCTCGACGACCAGGTGTTCCGGGTCGATCTTGAAGACGAGGTTCTCGTTCTCATCGAGTTCCACGTAGCCGTCTTCGCCGATAACCAGTTCATCAGTCTCCTGGGCATCAACCCAGTAGGACTTGAGACCCGCTGCATTGAGGATCTCCATGATCTCGAAGACGTGATCCGGAGTCTCGTTGTTGGCATTGCCGTGGAACAGGACTGCTACGCAAGACTTTCCGTCTTCACGCAGGTAGGTGTTGTAAGCGATCATCAGTTGTACTCCTTAGTGAGGTTGATATAGTGGTCGAGCATGGCGTCATTGTAAACGCTTTCGCTGACACACCGTTGGTGCTTGTCATAATTCTTGTCCAGAATTACCAGACGGAAGCAGTGTTTCCGTGTATAAGGCTTGACAGTCCGCATTACACGGGTCTCGTACTTCTCTATGACCGTTCCTGCTACTGGCGTGAATCCACAACCGGTAAGCGTAAGGACACTAATCAGAGAAATGAAACCTAGAAGACAGGACTTAAACAGGCGCTTCTTGTTCAATGAGCACCCTTTCTTGTTCGGCATTGATGATGATGTCGATCGGTGAGGCTTGGCCTGTCAGTTGAGCATACAGAGCAAGGTCATTCACGACACTACCTCTCAGGAATCTCCACTGCTCAAGAGTGAGAGATGCCTCACCCAGTGGTGCAATATGAGGCTGAAGATCTCGAACAAGAAGAGTGCCTTCTTCAATTCGACGGAAGAGACGTTTGGCTAGAGGATGCTGACTAGCTTTTAGCTCGAGAGTTTGCGCTTGTTTAGCCGGATTTCCACCCGGGCGTTTTTTCTTAGTCGACACGTCGCTTTAGCCCAAAGCGCCAAAAGGGTGCTGTCCTCGCCGAACATAGTGCGGAGTTTTCCGTGCGCCATCGACTACTGGCGCTACTGCGATTTCTTCACGCTGACCAAGGACTTCGTACTCTTCCATCTCAGTCATGGTCATTACGTAGAACCGACCATCTTCCTTGCGGACGACGTAGTCGTTGACGTGTGCCTTCTGAGTACCCTCGACGTTGGGGACCAGGAGCTCAGTATACGGATCGACACCCCGATCAAGCTCTCGGTTTACAACACCACCACACCACAGGGCAATCTTCTGCGCTGTGTGTTCCATGACCAGTGCTGAATCCAAGTAGTCGGGTTTGCGTCGGCGACGCTCAAAAATGTCAGTCATCGTTTTATACCTTTCAAGAGTTGAGAGGGGCGGTAGATCTCTCCACCGCCCCCCAAGTATTACTACTGTCTGGTTTCCCAGGGCACTTCAAACGTGAAGTGCTTACCGCAACGGCGACAGATGAAATGATCCGTCTCATCGTCGATGATCAGGGAGCCCAGACTGCGAGAATGCAGTGTGTGGTAAATGGTCCACAGACCTGAGCCGATAGCCCAGAAAATCCACAGGACAAATTCAAATAGTGCACGCATTACATTCTCCTTAGAGTCTTAGAGACCCTTCCAGTTTACAGGAAGGCCTGGGTCGATACCCTGGATGGACTTGTTCAGACGCCACTTGAGCTCTTCACGAGGATCGAAAACGGGTAGGCCTGAGATCAGGAACGGTCGTGCTTTCGACCATTCGCTTTCGTAACCCTCCAAGTTAGAACCCCCGACCTGACTCGAGTGCGAACTGCGGGTCTTCGATCTCACCCATGTCTTCGATCTCGCCTTCGAACGGACGCTGGTGGTTCGAACCGCCGATCGCCTTCTGCTGGCTTGCCGAGATCTCCGGGAGGTCTGCGTACTTGAGTTCAAGTGCATCTTCCAGGATGGTGATGTAGATCGAGGAACACATGTTCTTGACACCCTCATTGCCGGAGAGCTTGTGCTTCCAATGGTAAGGGCGCAGGGTCATGTCGCACTTCTTGATGCTCATGAAGTCCAGGATGTCGATGTCCGGTTCACCCATCGAAGTGATGCCACGGCTCGTGATCATCTTGACACGGGGCGGAGGAAGCTGTGGGTGGTACTTGACAGTGATCGGCATGTGTGCTGGGAAGTCCGGCTCCGAACCGTCTTCCTTGAGCTTGGAGTACTTCACCTTCCAACCGAGTGCCTCGATCGCCTGGGCTTCTTCCATGTTCTCCAGAATGACGGAGTAGGTGCGAATGCCCGCCGGGTTGAACTGACCTGCTGCTCCCGCAAAGTTGCGGTACGTGATCTGCACGTTTTCGAGCAAGAGGTTGTCATTGGGTACTTTTACCATGGTGCTTAGTTCTCCTAGAACTGTTTAGTTATTAAAATGGGGTGGGCGACCTGAGCCAGGTAGGGAATGTCTTAGTGCCCAACACGGCCAGCACTCTAGCTCAGGTTCTTCTCTGCCGTTTCAGGCCACAAGAATGAGTTAGAACTTGCTGATCTCGCGGACGAGGATGTCCGTGTCAGGTTCTTTGAATTTGGTACCGAGCGACAGGTTCTCCACTTCACCTTCGGTAAACTTCTTAGCCAAGACGTCCGAAGATATCGAGGCTGAGAAAAGGCCGGTGTGATCGATCGTACCTTCACCGATCTTTACGCCATCCATCATGAGGGGCACTCGTGCTTTACACCAGCAACGACCATTCGTTACATGGGGACGTGCACGAATCTGCTCCTGATTGGGAGTGACGAAGCCTTTTAGTTCGTTGTTATTCAATTGGTTGTTCTGCCTGTTCTGGATCTGCGGCGACAATCGGGAGTGACTTGGTTGCCACGGTAACGATCTCGCCGTCAACGTATTTTTCGATTGGTATTTCAATCATCGTTTACTCCTTTTGTCGAGAAATGAGTGGGGCCTGTAGTAGCACCCCACTCGGTTAATCTACGAGACCTTGGAAGTCGCCGAACTGAGAAATGGTCTCCACGGCAGAATCGACAAGACCGTTGAAGTAGTTCAGGTCAATATCATCTTCTTTGCCATGGAATTCCACGAAGTCCGCTTCAAGCCATTCGTAGCCCTTGGTTCCCGTGGCCGCATCGAACTTGCCGTCCTTCTCCCTCATGAGGAGCGCACCACCATGTTCAGGCTTGATCGGGCAGAAGAGCCCACCCTTACCTACGAACTTCATTGCGCCCTGAGGATCAGCCAGCGCCATTGTGCTCACGCTTTCGAAATCGAGATACAGTGCAGTCTTGACATGCTTCTCTTCGCACTTGTCCCGGAAGGTCAGAGGCTCCTTGCTGAACAGAGTCTTGAATACGTACGGGTGCTTGAATTGCGCACCAGTTGCATCCCACTTACCGATTTCAGAAGGATCAGGAGACCAACCAACCTTGGCGATGTATACGGCCTTGTTGACCAAGCAGAATTTGCTGTAGGTCTTCTCGTGCTCGAATTCATAGCCGTACTTCCGACCGAACTCCATGATGTCCTTGATGATCTGAGCATTCTTGTCAGGAACATTCGGAATCTTGATCGAGTCCGTCTTGATGTGGATTGCTTCATATCCACGCTCCTGAACAAAGTGCTTCAAATCAATCATGAAGAGCGCACCTCGTTTCGCAACGATGTTGTCGATGTTGTTCGGGTCCTTGAACGGGTTGGAGAACCGTGCCGATGTAAGACCGTAGACAATGTTGATCACAATCTTCAGAGCATAGGAGAGGGCCTTGGCCTGTTCCTTAGTCCCCAAATATGGCGCAAGCTGTCCATTGAGAAGCGTACGAGCCTTGTCGAAGTCGTTGTGCTTGATCGCCAAACGAGCCTCAACGAGCTCCCAGAACTTCGGCGTGTATTCGGGACCGAAGAGATTCAGCTGGTTGATGCTGGTTGGATGCATGGATGCAATATCCAGCACGATAACGTCCTCGTAGATACCCGGTTTCTCGTGGACGTAGCCACCTTCACTGGGATCTTCGCCTCGGTACGTGCTCTTGCCGAAGTCATACTTGTAGCCCGGGAACATCTTCTCGAGCTTGGTGTAGATGAACTGCTCCTGAGGACGACGATCATTTCCGAAGATGATCTTGGCAGTATGCCTCGCAGTGGTGTCGTTAACTGACAGCCCACTAAGTGACGCCAGAATTTGACGAGCAACGAAGTCCTGCTCACGATCTTCAGCAACCTGTTCAGTTGTGATGACGTCGTTGACACAGTACTCTTCAACCTCAGCCCAACGTTCCTCAGGGACTGGACGGTCCCAAGGAATACCGAGTTCTTTGTGACGAAGGCCCAGTTCAATCTGGAACTTCTTCAGCGACTGCTTCTTCGATGAGTAGTCGTAGATATCGGCAAAGGACAGGTTGTATGCCTCACCGAACTTAGCAGTCGCCTCACCACTGATCAGACGCTGACTCAGCGCGTAAAGAGCCGCATTGTCATAGCCGAGATATGCCGCATACAAGATGTGGTTGTCGTAGTTGCGGTTGTAGAAGCCGACGAGTTTCAGCTTCAGGAGCTGTTCGAGCTGCCGGGATGTGGGGTTGATCATCCGAACAACTACGTCACTGCCCTTTCGCTTGTAGCAGATCATGAAGAGGTTCATGAAGACTTCAACGTCGTAGTAGTAGATCTCGTCATCTACTGGAGCATCGGGTTTGATGAATGCCGAGGGGGTGACCTCAGACTGATTCTCCGGCATGTCTTCCGACTTGAACTTCATTTCCTTGACAGTCCTGAAGCAAGCCAAAGCCTGATTACTACTGAGTGCCGCAAACGTGAGGATCTTGGGCTTCAAGTCCTGGACGTCATAAGTGAGGCCGGAGGCATGTGCATCATCAAGGATTTTCTTGATGAAGTCTACACTCGGCTTCGTTGCATTGTGATACTCTTTCTTGAGGTTGCCCTCGATCAATGAGCGAATTGTCTTTTCGCTCTTGACCACATCACTGTTTAGCACAGCTTTTTTCTCCTTTAGGGGCAGTCCACTACTAATTGTGGCAATGGGAATGTTATTGCACTTAAGCAGCCGACGCCGTAGCGAGCTATCACCGGTGAATACTTTGACTTCGATACCATCATCGTATACGCGGGAAAGCTCCGATACATCCCCGTCGTAGATATAATGGAGGTGTACGCCTGCCCCACTTTTCGAGTACTCAGCGTAAGTACTGGGCCAGTTGCTAGCAGCTTCGAGATTTCTCTCCGACGATTTCTGTCCGCCAGCATCTTTGAGATCAAAGTCGATAATGATATGGTTGTCAGGTGGTTTGACATAGTGCAGCTTGGTCGTGTCGATATCAGACAGTTTGGTGGTAACATCTGCCCATTTCTTAAGTGGAGTCTCATTTTGGGTAGTGTACTGAGCGGGCTGTTCGCTGTACATGATATCCAGGATTGATTCCGTCTCATCCATAACCAGCGAAAAGACTTTCTCATCCTTCTTAGTAGGAGCCTTGTATCGCTCGGCATTAAATCCCGAGTACCAACTCCGTACGCGAGTATCTCCTACCATTGCTCGCTCCTCGAAGTTGTCGAAATAGTTCTTCAGCTCCTCTCGAAGTTTCATCCGGTTCATTTGGAATTCGAAACCAGACTCAGTGCAAAATGTCTTGTACATCTCATAGGCCTGCTGGAGGGTTACTCCATCCTGCTCTTTGAAGACTTCGTAGTACGCCTCAATGAAGTTGAAGAATACGTCAGTCTGAAGCATCATCTGAATAGGGACGTAACCAGAATATGCGTCACGTCCCATGCTCCGATATACATCAAGACAATGGTGAGCGATTGCACCGAGCTCAAAATCTATCTGAGCCATCAATGCTTGATACTTACGTGCAGTCAGCTTATTACCTGATGGATGCACGTCAATCATACGACGAATAAGACCTGACTTCGCATCAGTGATCTTGACTGCTTTGTTAGTAGCCATGATCAGGAATGAGCGAATTCGCATTGTGTGCTGGGGCTTATATTTCTCATTGATCGTCATGGCGTCGTGGCCTACGATCGAGTTCAATTTGGTGTTGTCCTCGATTTTCGACATGTCACCATCAGGATCGATTGCTACAAGGGGGTTAGTCTTGAATGCTTCCGTCGCAAATGCATTGTTGCCCGTGAGAGCTTTAGCTTCAAATGTGGTGAAGTAGCCCTCGAACAACTTCATGATGATCTCGATAATGGTACCTTTACCCGCGCCGGGAGCTCCATAGAATACCAAGAACTTCTGGATCTTCTTGGAGTCTCCCGACACAATAGCGCCGATAGCCCACTCGATTTTGGCACGCTCTTCTGGTTCGTAGAGTGTGCCAACGATTTCGTCCCAAGCACTAATGTCTCCGGGAGCCAACGGATACGGAAGACGGCGACTTACATAGTCGGTCTTCTTTACCTCGCTGTTGCTAAAGGTAAGGTTTTCGTCGAGCTGATGTGCGGAGTCTGACAGATGACCAATATAGTTGCGAAACTGTCGCCAGCTACTACTACTGTAGTCATTCATGTACCGTACAAAGACCGTACCGTCGTGCCTCTTCTTCACTTGATCTTTATGACGATCGAGCATTTCATCAACTAGACGCGGTACATCATATTCGTCATCAGACCAAACGCCCTTGGCTTCATCCCAAATTGCATAGAAGGACTTGCCTTGAACCATAAGATCTTTTGAACGCATGACTCGAAAGTCTGGCACGATCTCAATCTTTTCGTTCTTCTCAGGCATTACTTTGACTCGACAGAAATCCAATTCCATATTTTCCCTCCTCTCCCGGAGACTAGTAGTTATGGACCATGCTCGAGGTAGTCGCCCTCAAGTATGTAGTTCTGCAGCTGTGCCCATAGAGGGACCTGCGCTTGATCATTTCGTGCATCATTACAGGGGAATAGACCCCCATCTCCGTTTCGTCCATAGGTTCGGTCAAGCAACCTGGAAATAATCGCATCGACCTCCTCCTGAATCGTGGAGTTGTAGATGCGATCGCTGTAGTTCGCAAGTTCCAAATTACCGAGGAACTTCCAAAACCAATCGCCGGGCTCCCCCCACGATAGGAAGGATGCCCGGCACGAAAGCCCGATCAACATTTCGAGTACTGAGCACTCCTCCTGCAACCAGTTAACTTCGATATCCTCGACGTTCTGATCGCTGATGAACAGATCTCGGACGGCCTTACCATCCTCAGATCGATTGTGGTCATCGCGCAGGCGCCAAGTGAATTTTGTCCTGTGCAGGCGTAGTGCAAGTTTCCAATAACAACGATCGGGATTCGGATTACTTACTGCCCCGATGTAGTTCTTGTACAGCCACTCGAAATATAGTTCGTCTATGGGTCTGACGTCATCACTCACTTGACCTCATTCTCCGTATAGCTTTCTTCGACTGCCCCAGCATCTTGTCTTCGACATCAAAGCCGAGGACTTCTCGCTGGTAGCTACCCGAATCAAGCGTGATTTCAAAGTCGCAACCAACTCGCTCGTTGCGAACATGCAGGAGGTTTTCATCACCCGAGGCGAGTCCAAAGTAGTGATGAAGGTTTTCATTTCCTGCCGTGCCGTCTTGATCTGGGATGAAGCTACCATCTGCTTCGCAGAGAGTGTCGTCACCCCTGTAGTATGACAGTGTGATCTTTTCCAGGTCCGGGCGATCGTTACGGAATTCACTTTCGGTGATCACGTACGGACGATTTGGGTCGCGCTCCCATTGTGTGACATCGTCTGGGTCTGAGTCACGGTTTGGGTTGATGATTCTGATGTCGCGCATTTTTTCCACCTCCTCAATGAGGTCTTCCTCAACATCCTCGCCGAAATGTTCGTCGCCGGGGTATTGAGGTTCCGGGGTTATGTAATTCGGATTACGCTTGGCGGGCGTGTAATCGTCCGAGGCGATGTAGCCGAGATCTACAGCCTTTTCCTCGAATTCCGCAAGCTCCTCTTCAGGATTGATGTCGCGATCCTCGTCCGCATCGTCGGCTTCCGGATTCCAGTCAGCGCGGGCCTGAGCAGCATCTTCCTCCCGAAGGCGGTTGTAAAGATCCTGGATTTTAGCGACCTCGGCTTCAGATTGCTTCCGTACTTTTTGTTCAGCAAGGTAGTAACCAACACCTCCGCCGACACCAAGCCCAACTGCAAGAGCAATTCCGATTTTGACTTTTTCATTTGTCATTTCCTTTCTCCGGTACTACTTGGATTTGCGGGATGAAAACCGCTGGCTGTTGAGCTGCTTCTGCAGTTCGCGAAGGCCAGCATGTTCGCGAAAAGCCGGATTACGAACGGGTTCGCTCTTACGCTTGGCAACCGGCACGCTGGAAGGCTTGACGTGCTTGACTTCTGCCTGCGGCTTGGGTTCGCCGGAAGGCTTGAAGGGAGCGTTGATGGAAACAGCGACATCGGACGGCTTCGTCATTTTTTGAGACTCTTTCTTGTGATATACGAAAAGGGGAAGGTTGGCGCCAAGGATATCCCTGACGCCAACCTATGGAGCGGGTAGTGCTAGATGAGGTTGTACATGATCCCATCGACGTTGAAGTCCAGCCACACGGACTTCTCGAAGGCGTTCACGAAGTCGCTCTTCTGCTGGCTGACGATCTTGTCAAGACCGAAGTCGATCTGACCATCGTTGTTCATCGGGTCGAAGTTCGGGTGACCCTTGGAGAGCCATCCGACAACCTGACCGGCAGTGGTCTTCGGGAAGTCGAGCGCCGCGTACACGTCGTTCAGGAACAGGTAGCCCTGCGCTTCCAGCTTGTCGTTCAGGTAGTTCTGCTGGTGGAACAGGTGCATCTGGTTCTGACCCGGAATGCGGGACCAGGAGTCGTTGTACTCGTCGAAGACTCGACCGTAGGCAGAACCGAGGTTGTTGTAGGGTTCGAGGACCGTTTCGGTACCGGTCTTCTTGCCATCCTCATCGACGGTGTCAACCGTCTTCTCGACGAGACCGCTGCGGATCAGTGCTTCCTTCTCCGGACCGAGCTCGTCCGTGACCCGCTTGCGGTACTGCTCGAATCCGCTTTCGAGGGACTTGTAGGCCGCGATCGATGCGACGTTCCGCTGGTTCATAACGCCGTGAGAACCCAGGAGGCAGCCAATGCCAACAAGGCCAACAGACAGAGCTGGCGTGTAGAGTTTGAGAACATCGACGGAGCGGTTGATGTAGACCTTGCCGAGGGCCTTGGTGTACGCCGTCTCCGACTCGAATTCTCCTTTGCGGTGCGTCTCCTTGACCTCATCAGCCTGGTTCTCGGCCTTCTCGATGACACTCTCGAGGCGCAGGGTTGCTCGCGCCGCAAGTACTGCTGCGGTAGTCACACCAGCCACACCAGCCACCATGAGGATCTCGGGGCTGTAGCGCTTGACCTTACCGGCGACCTTGAAGAAGGTCTTGGTTGCCACGTTGGCTACTTTCTGTGCGGGAGCAGCAGTCTTGGCGACTACTTCTGCCGTATCGGTTACTGCATTTGCTACTTCGTTGCTCAACTGATTTCTCCTAATTATTCTTTGACCAGGCGGTCAAGTGCTCGTGCGAGAACAGGCATCTGCCCTCGAATTACATCCTGCATTGCGTAGTGCCATTTGGGATTATCACCGGGTTCTGACCAAGCCAGTATTACGGCGATGCCCGGGGGCAAATCGTCAAACTGCTGAAGGCCCTCTTCAGTAACCGGAGTTTCCTCCACGTTCTGCTTCCTACCACGCAGAATGAGGTGGCCGACTACGAAGACGAGCAACATGCCCAGACATATTGCGAGGAAGCCCAAGATTTTGATCTCGTTATCTGACACTCTGCAATTCACCTTTGTTCAAAAGACGCATGTAGGTCACGTGGACTTGAGCGTCTTTCATGTTCTTGATTTTGATCGAGCCGGGATACCTCTTGAGAAGGATGGCTCGTTTTTGTTCCGTTGACATCGACTCCCCAGCCTAGTCGGATCAGTTACGTTTCCTGGCGCTTCTTCCAAGTGATGCGAAGGACACCCTTGGTATTGTCACCGACGATTCCAAACTCATATTCGGGAAACTCCTGAACGAGCTTGGCGTACTCTTCGGAGATCTGAAGGGATACGCCATCCCAATCAGTACCTCCATGAGTGAGAGTGCTGATCCGCTTCTCGACCTGACCGTGCTCCGAGTCGCGAATCATTTCCTTGTCAACCAGTGGTTTCTTGAACATTAGCCGATCTCCCTTGGGGTGGGTAGGTTCAGGATGAATCCTCCACGAACCCTGCGAACTTCAGCACCCTGGAAAGCCTGAACATTCCAACCGTGCTTCTGGTCCGTAAAGCCGTTTCCGGTCTGACCGATGAAGTCGTAGAAGTCCGCTACCGTGACGATACCGAACTCCGTGATTGCATCATTGAGGCGTTCCAGCACTTCGAGAGCCATATTCTGCTCAGGAAATACCAGACTGCTGAAGTCGAACATTGCTCGTTCGTGACTGTTCAGAGTTGTGATGCCCTGCTGCTTGGGAACAACAAGAGGGCTCTGACTCATCGTGCTGTAGTTGGTTGTACGAATGCGACTTCCGCTTCCGACGATCGAAGGTGACGATCCTACACGACCAGACGATTCGCCGTAGATCATACGGTGGCCACCTTCTTTGACGACATCCATCAGAAGGTCTTTGGCACTGGGGAGGATGACCGTGACAAGGAGCATCTTGCCGACAGTCTTGAGATCATCACCGCCAAAGCTTTCACGAATGCGACGACCGAGGGGCTTCTTGGCCTTGACGACTTCGACGCCCTCGATCTTCTTTGCCGGTACTCGCTCAGTTTCAGCTTCGGCTTCTGCGGCAGCATTTTCCTGTGCGACCTTACTGTTGCCCTGGTAATTGGTTACCTTGGGGGCAGGCACTGCGTTTGATGACATCATGTTCCTTAAAAATAGAGGGCGTACGTCGAGAGACCTCGAGTACTACTTGTCGGCTTCTTTGGCCTTGTCCTTCTCGGCAGCCTTCTCGTTCGCCCGATTGACGACGTTGGCAGCGAGCGTTTCGCCGAGGTTGATGGCTTCGACGTTCTCGTCGATCTTGCGTTCGCTGTACTTGACGGCCTGTTCGGATGCCATTCCGGCGAGCGCGGCAGCTCCGGCGGGGATTGCGACCTTCTGGAAGAGATGGAAGGACTTCACGAGAACCGGACGCGATCGGATGATTGCCGGGGCAACCTTGGGAACGCTCTGCTTTGCGGCGTAGCCAACCATGGTGCTGACGCCTGAGGAGACGAGGAAGCTACTCGCCATTTTGAAGATTCCAACAGCTGCGGGACTAATCATGTCATTTCCTTTCAAGAAATGTGGTTGGGTTTTTGGTGGGGGCTACAAGTTGTAACCCCCACCGGGTAATGCTACTGCTTTTTGCCGAAGAGGGTGATACCCTGCTCGATCAAGTCGCCTTCATATTTGGCGACAGCAACGATCTGCAATTGTCGAGCAGTCTGATCGACTTTACGACCAGCTTCTCTTCGACGTTCCTGAGCGAGCTTCAGTTGCTCGTCAAGGCTCTTACACGTCGCCTCCTCATGCTCATAGACCTGAGTGGCCATGCCATGTGCTCGAACTGCAGCTTCGAGCGATGCTGCTGATGTCACTGGAGCAGACGTCCAGCAGCCTGAGCCTGAACCATGCGCTCCAGATCCTCACGGGACATGCTCGAAGTGTCCGGAACGGACGGGGCCGGAACAGGCTCCACGAACACCGGGTCGGCAGTTCCCTCGATGACCGTGGGAAGTTCGGGTTCCGTGACGACGGGGTTGGACTTGGGCGCAGGTGCTTCCTTGGGCTTGTGACCCTGAAGGCTTGCCTGAGACTTCTCCCTTGCCGTCTGAGCGCGGTTGACTTCCTGGTTGACCTGATCACGAAGATCTGCAGGCATGAGACCGTTGATGAAGTCGGCCATTCCCTCGGCGCTGGAGAGCATCTCGATGACGAGCTCGGAGTACGCACCGCTGGACAGGAAGTTCTCGACGAGCTTCTTGCCATCGCGGACCTTGACGAACTGCTTGCCGTCAACTGTCTTCTCGCCGTAGGAGTCTTCGATGATCTCCTTGAGAACTGCAACGAGCTCGGCGCCCTGGAGGTTCTTGCCGATCTTCTCGAGCTTGTCCTGGAAGCTTTCGGTGTGCTGGTCGATTGCGGCCATCTGCTGCATCACGAGCTCACCCTTGGACATGTTGAAGTAGAACGTGCCGGTTTCGAGTTCGTCGTTGTAGTTCTTGAACTGGATGGTCTTCTTGATCATGGAGTTTCAGAGTCTTTCTTGGTTGGTTTACATGTGGGGCAACCGCACGGAACCTGTTCGTCCGATACGGGGTGAAACGCGAAGCCGACGCAGTTGACGTGTTTACCGTCGCGGCATTCAGGACATGGTGGCATACACGAAGTCCGTGATCGCTTCGTTGGAACGCTTGACGTAGTGATCTACATACGTCTGCTTCTTCTCGCCGTCGTATGTGACTTCCCAGTACTGACCGTTCATGCTGTCGGTACTGACGAGAGCCTTCCAGTTCCCGAGGACCTTGGCGAACCAGCAGATGTAGAAGTCGCTGGGCTTTGCCTGAAAGGTCTCGTTGTCCGGGAAGAACGTCTTGTTGAAGTCGTGACAGACCAGGATCTTGGCTTTGGTCTGGAAGTCTTCTCGATCGACTTCGATCTTGGCGATTGCCTCGGCGAACTGCTGAACGGGCTTGACATCCTTGCCGTCGAGTTTGCCGGACTGGTACTGCTGGAATGGCGTGGTCATAGCTCTCCTAATGGTTTGCAAAAATGAAAGCAGGAGTACCTGTAATTGCTTACAAATACTCCTGCGGCACCCTAGATTTCCAGGGGCTTAGATGGTCGAGGTTTCTTCAACCTTCTCATCGACGATCACGACTTCGCCTTCGGGCTTGGCCAGTAGTGCACCCGCGACAATGCCGAGGGTGATGCCACCGAGCACCAAGGTTTTCCGAAGAACGGTTTTGCGGTTTTCGTTGACGAGGGTTGTGATGCGCTTGATCATGATTATCCTTTCAAGATAATGTGGGTGTCATTATAGGGGGTGTTAAAACTGCGAGGGTCTAGCGTTGCGTGTAGATCTCTTCGTCTACGTGGTTCTCGACGCCGAACTTAACGTTGCTATGGAACCCTTCCGGCGCTTGATCATGAAGGATGACATTGGGCTCACCACGAAGCCTCTCACGAAGTGCCGCAAGAGCCTCATCGGAGTTTGTGAGTTTCCGCTGATCCTCAACGACAGCGCGGAGCAGCAAGAGGTAGTTGATGTGGTCGGAGATCTTCTCATTCCACACCTCAATCGGGTATTCTTTACCGCTTTCGCACATGTCATAGATCGACCCTGTGTGCTTGGCCATCATGCCCGACAGAGCGCCCTGAGGAGTCGTTCCACGAAGCATTGCCGTCCGCTTGAAGATATGGAGCTTATCTTCATTTGGATTGTATGCTCCATTTTTGGTGGTGAGCATGTTGCGTGATCGATTCATTTGCTCGTCGATCACAATGTCGAATGTCTGTGCATCCATATTTAGCCGACCTTCCAGTAGTCTCGGATGGGTTCCTTGCGGAAGTCGATGACGACACATGCGCGTCCATCATCAGTAAGTGCAGCACTGTAGCGAACGTCGAGCTTGTTCGTTTGTGCCCAACCAAGTTCTTCACCGAGCTTACTGCCCTTGATTCCTAGCAGATTGTAGAAATCATTGAGCGAGGCATATTCTTGCCCGAAGATCTGCTCATTGATGTCGTTGACAGCCCTACGCACCGACTCCATGTCAGATTCGAAGTAACGCTCAGTGAAGTTGTCGAGGAACAGCGACTTACCATTCCCTGTGATGATGACCTGCTTGTCGTTGATCGGATTGCGATCGATGACATCTTTCATTACGGCGTCATGGACTTTGATTTCCTTGTTCTCGCCGATGTGCTCGATCACCTTGTTTCGATACTCCTTGAAGGCGTATTCGCTGAGGCCTACCGCACTTGCCAACGCAGCACTCCGCTTCGTGCTCACGGTATTCGCACCGATAACACAAGCGATGGTTGCAAGGCCAGTAACACCGGCAGGAATGTAGTACTTGTAGGTGAGCTGAACTTTCTCGACGATTGTCACGTCGTCAGTACGCTCAGACATCTCGTTCTGGATGTCAGCATGTGCTTTGGGTGCAGCTTTGGCCACCAGCACGGCAGTCGCTACAACACCTACCACAGCAGCTGCGGTCAGAATGGTGGGCGAGTTGTCCGAGAGGAGTTTTCGTGCCGACCCAGCAAAGCTGGAAAGTCGTGTCATCGGAAATAAGACCTTTCAAGATAGGCAAAAAAAGAGTGAGAAGGTGTAGCTTTCGCTACAGACCCCGCATCACGCTAGTCAGTTTTATTTGACTAGTGATCCGGCGATCTTCTTCTCATTATAGGGCATGTTATTTTTGCGAGGATTTCGGGATGACGAACTTCAGCGTCTTTCCGCAATGGAGACAGCGACTGATCGTCGTGATGTCTTTTTCGGCTTCGACGTGATCCAACTGGCAGTTGAAATCGAAGCGTCGTCCCTTGTGCAACGTGTGTCGCACCAGCCACACAAACAACGTTGCATGGTATGCGACCATCTTGATTTTCCGCATCTTTGCTCCTTTCAAAAGCAAAAAAATAAGAGTATCTGTTGGGATACAGATTCTTCGACTTAGTGATAAGTGTACTCTCTCATTATAGGGCATGTAATTTCTGCGAGGGTCTGGTCAGCTTTTTGGCCAGAGGCAAAAATATAAGAGAGGCAGTGATTAATTTTTCCTGTATATTACCATTGCTGGCAGTGGGGGGCGAATGCTTATTAGGTCACTCCAGTACCTAACTGTCTCTCTCATTATAGGGCGTGTATTTCTTGCGAGGCAAAAATGTAAGGCTTGTGTCTCATAGTACTTGTCTCATTTCTGATTACGTAGAACACAATAAGTCGCTTTTGCTTTCGGCGATACCTTACAAAATGAGAAGTCGCTGGAAATCCGGATGGATAGGGCTGACACTTCTCGGTGAAAGAGCTAGAGGCGCCGTGATTAATTGGGCGTCGTCACCTTTAGTCAAAGTGGTTCTTTCATTATAGGACATGTTATTTTTGCGAAAAAATGGAAGGCCTTGTTAGGGCCTTCCATCTTTGAAGGTTAACGCGGGTAATGTGTCGAACGCATTCGCTGAGCCTGCTCACGACGACGAACTTCTCGCTTCCAGGTCCTTGCGTTGCGCGACTGGTTGATGCTCGTCACGATCTTGGCAGCTGCGAGTGCAGCCGTCGAGAGGGTAGCGATGGTTTCCAGGGGGCGCTCATCAAGGAGCTGGAGGAATCGGTTCTTGACGTCGGTGAGCTTCTTCTTAGCTTGTGCCTTGTTCACGGTATTTCCTTTCGTTGGGGTTCTTCATTATAGGACAAGTTATGCGTGCGAAAACTATAAGACCTTGTAGGGTCTTATAGCTTGAGGGTTAGATACGGTTTGTGATACGGATGAAATCAACGCCTTCGTTGAATTGTCGTATGACGTTCCGCCGTTCTTCACGATCGAGCATGTTGACGGTCTTGCGGAGGGAGTCGTGGTAGTAATCGTTCCAGCGGTTGAGTCTTTCAACTCGACCTTTCAGATCATCGATTTCCTTCTGCTTGTGGGCGTCTTTGCCGATAGCGTAGAGAACGGCGAGGGTCACAGCAACTGTGAGGGCAGTTTTCTTCATGGTATTTCCTTCCATAGGGGGTTCTCACTATAGCCCATGTAGAATTAGCGAAAACTAGAAGACCTTGTGGGGTCTTCTAGCTATTGATTCAGTCTTCCGACTTCTTGCGGGCAGATCGGTCTTCAATGGCCGTCATGGCTCCGTACTTCGCAGTGTCGAGAGCAGCAGCGCTTGCGAGGACGACTAGGACTCCGCCAATGACTACCTTTCCGACTTTCGTCGCGATGTGGACGATGTCTTCTTTGGTGATTGACGGAGTCGTATCGAGCTCGCCGTTGTTGGCGTCTTTTTTGATACGAAGTTCGAGCTTGTGGTTCTTGAACATGATTCTCCTTTTATAGTGGGTTACTTCTTCACTATAGGACATGTAGTATGCGCGAAAAATAGAAGGCCGTGTTAGGGCCCCCTATTTTGATTACTTGCGCTTACGCTCTTGGTGAGCTAGAATGCGACCAATCAGACTGCCTTGCCAGAAGTAGCGTGCGGTCTTCTGCACTTCTTTCCAATGGACCTTTGAAGGATCAGATTCGATCAGGTCGGCAAGTGCGCGCAGGAGATGTACGAGTTTAGTGGCGTGCTGGGCAGAGGTCAAGACGGGTATCATTATAGGTCCTTTCGTAGGGGTGGGTTCTCACTATAGGGCATGTATTTCCTACGAAAAAATAGAAGAGCTTGTGGGCTCTCCTATTTGGAGGTTCTGTGGTCGAATGATTCTTATCGAATCAGGGCACGGATAGTACCGCGAATGATCACGTAGTTGGTTGCATAAATAGCTGCTGCTTTAGCAAGCTGCTTAACAACCTCCTTCGTAACCATTGCTTTGGTAGCAGGGGCGCCGGTGATTGTAACGAGGGTTTTCATTTCGTTTCCTTTCAGAGGGGTTCTCACTATAGGGTATGTTATTCTCGCGAAAAAATAGAAGAGCTTGTGGGCTCTCCTATTTTGAAGGGTTACTTCTTCTTGAGCTTCTTCATGAGCTTCTTGGGAGTCTCCTGAACGACGCTGATGATCGCCGGACCGTAGAGAACAGCCGCTGTGAAGGCCAACTGGGACGCGGCAGCACCAATGATGAGTTGGATGCCAGCGCGGCGGTAGTTGACGCCTTCGAAGCGGAACTTCTTGGGGTTCGGGGTGATCAGCAGGTAGCCGATGTCAGAGAGATCTTTCTTGATGGTCATTTTGATTCCTTTCAGAGGGGTTTCTTCTTCACTATAGCCTATGTAAACTTTGCGAAAAATAAGAGGCCATGTAGGCCCCTTATCGGGTTATGAGATCTTCTTTACTTGACAGAGCACTTTGTGCCACGGGGCTTTTTTGCTGAAGTACGTGTCAGAGATCAGATAGACGCCCGGACCAGCGTCAAAGCAACCTCGTTTGAGGGCTTGTAGCGTAGTTGCATGTAGTAGGCAGGCGACAATAAAGTCACGTGCTGATTCGGGCTTGTACGCCAAAAAAGCCTTTTTGAGGTCTTCTTTGGTGATGGCGGGTGCGTCTTCGGATATGACGAGTTCTTTGCTAAGAGTTCGTGTTTTCATATTAGTTCCTTTGGTAGTAGGGGGTTCTCACTATAGGGCATGTAAACTAAGCGAAAAAACTAGAAGACCTTGTGGGGTCTTCTAGATTGAGGGTCAGTAACGGCGGGAATTCGCCAAATTACGTACTTCGCGGACAAAGATCCAGATCAGCCAGAGGCCACCGGTGAAGATGGTCAGGATGAGATCGAGGATGAAGTTGCCGAAGCCGTACTTTTTCATTGTATTCTTCTTTCGTTAGAGGGGTTCTCATTATAAGGCGTGTAATTCTTGCGATTTTGCAAAAAATAGGAGGCCTTGTGGGCTTCCTATCTTTGAGTGTTACTCAGTCAGTTCTTTGTTGTCTTCTTTCTTGGCGTCGATCATGTTGATGATGAAGCCGACGGCGAAGTGCACAGCCACACCAGTGGCGATGTTGATGACGAATTTCTTGATCATCTGTCGCTTGATGCGCTTCTGCAGTACAGCCAGATCGGCTTCACTCATGGACATGACGGTTTCCAGGGGAGTTGCAGACATAACAGTTCCTTTCATAGAGGGGGTTCTCACTATAGGACGTGTTATTTTCGCGAAAAAATAGGAGGGCTTGTTAGGCTCTCCTATTCTGATTTAATCTTCCTTGTCGAGGTATTCCTTGAGGTTGGCGAGGCGCTGAAGTGCAGATCCGAGCAGCTTTGCGACCTCTGCGAGTTCCATCAAATCCGCAACGCTCACGTTTTCGTGAGTCATAGCGGTCTTGACTTTGTCGAGTTGGGCAACGATTTGCTGCTGGAATTCCTTGTACTCCAGTCGCATGGCGTCTTTAGACATGATGTTCCTTTCATTGGGATTAATTCTCACTATAGGACATGTAAATCTAGCGAAAAAATAGGAGGCCTTGTGGGGCTTCCTATCTTTGAGTTACTTCCTGAATAGTGCTTGCAGGAATGTCTTGGATTTCTTCTGTTCATCTTCGAGCTGGCTGAGGTAGTGAAGGCTGTAGCGGATCAGGGAGTCAGTTTGCCATTCCGGGCTCTTGTGGAGGAAGCTTCCGATGGTGTTATCGGGGCTCTCTTTCAAGTGCTCAGTAAGGCGCTGTTCCTGTTCCTTCTTAGCGTATTCAATGTGCCAGCGAAGGTTTTCAGTAGGAGTAGACATTGCATGTCCTTTCATAGGGATTAGTTCTCACTATAGGACATGTTTTTACCGCGAAAGGTAAAAATAGAAGTCCTTGTGGGACTCCTATTTTGATGTTAAGCTTCCTTGACGTCTCGATCAACGAGTCGTGCCTGGGCGCAGCGGAAGTCCATCTCGTCCTTCACATCTTCCTTGAAGACCTTGACGGACTCCACAGCTGCTTTGGGCAGTGAGGCGACCGCCTTGGGGATCAGGGCGATGGAAGCGACGAAACGGACAGTGCGGTTGCTCTTGGCAGACATGGTATTTCCTTTCGTGGGGGGTTACTTCTTCATTATATGCCTTGTAAATTGTGCGAGGAAAAACTAGAAGGGCTTGTGGGCTCTTCTAGCTTGAGGTTACTGCTTCGGTATGAGGTAGGTTACTTCGTACTTGTATACAAATACCCGGAAAATCGTGTAGAGCTTCATCTCGTAGGAGTTGGCAAAGCGGTTCGGTCGAGCGATACCGGACATCTTGAAGTACTTCTTGCAAAGCTTCTTCTCGAGTTCGGTAGCGAACAACGTCATCACGATGGGTTCCTGCGATCCGATGGTCATCAGATTAAATTTGCGGGTTGATTTGAACATGTTAGTTCCTTTCATAGTGTGTTAGTTCTCACTATAAGGCGTGTATTCTTTGCGAAAAAATAGGAGGCCTTGTAGGGCTTCCTATCTTTGAGGGCTACCTCATTTCAACGATGCTAATGGAAAATGCCTTGTCGATCACGACGGCAGACGCGAACTCCTCGGGCGTGAGGATCGTGCTGTAGTTCTCGTCGGGCTTCGTCGCCGGGTACAGGAACACGTGGTTCATGGATTCCGGGGCGGGCTCGATTCCTTCATTCAGCTCGGTCACGAGGGGGAGGGTGTCTTCGGTGATTACGAGGGCAAAGAATTTCATTAGTTTTCCTTTGATAGTGGGGGTGGTGCTCACTATAAGGCGTGTATTCTTTGCGAAAGGCAAAAAAAGAGAATCCTTGTGGGATTCACTTTTAGAGGGGTTTACTTCTTGCGGTTCTTGTGGTTCAGTTCGGTGACGAGGCAGAGTGCAACGAATTTGGTTTCCCATTCGAGGTGCAGTCGCATGTTGTCATACTGGTACTGAGTCATGATAGTTCCTTTGTTAGTAGTTTCTTTCTCATTATATGCCATGTAAAATGTGCGAGGAAAAACTAAAAGGGCTTGTGGGCTCTTTTAGCTTGAGGATTTAATACAGGTAGACTTCAAATGCTAGGCCTTTGGGTATTACCAAAGTTCCACACAAGTCAATGTTGGGGTCCACTAGGGCGAACTGGATCATGTGGTCACCTTTCTCAGTCAGTTTGACTTTGTCAGTGATTACATATTCCTGTCCACCCATGGGGAATGACATTCCTTGGGATAGTTCTTCAGTAAGCTTAGTTGCGATTCGCATGTTATGCTCCTTGTTATTGGGGTTCTCATTATAGGGCATGTTATTTAAGCGAAAAAAATAGGAGGCCTTGTGGGCTCTCCTATCTCGCTACTTGTTGTAGCTGATGTCGATGACGGTTGTATCGTTGGTAAACATGTGGTGTTCTTTTCCGTCGGACAGTTCATACAGCGGGAGGACGATGTTGGACATAGCGGGCTTATCGAATACCTTGACTTCTCCGCCATTGGCGATGAACAGGGTTCCGATGAGTACGATGGCAACAGCGAGGCTGATGAACAGTGCGTTGAAAAATGCTTCAATAGCTTTCATGATTATTCCTTAATTAGATAGGGTCTTCTTCTCATTATATCCCTTGTAAATCATGCGAGAAAAAAGAGGAGGCCTTGTTAGGGCCTCGCTCTTAGTATGAGTTTTCGATTTCTTTAGTCTCTTTATTGATGGTACGGATCTGGAGGATTGACCAGAGGACTGATGCAGGAAGCGCAAACATAGCGATTCCGGAACAGAACTCTACAATCTCGTTGGCGTTCATAATAAGGGTTCCTTTCAGAGGAGGGGTTCTCATTATAAGGCATGTAAACCGTGCGAAAAACTAGAAGGCCTTGTGGGGCCTCCTAGCTGAGGTTTACTTCTGGTTCCAGATGGTCATGAGAGTATTCTTCTCGAAGGTCAAGATGCCGGTGATCTTGGGGCGAAAGATCGAGTGGAACTGGATGAGGTATGCGGTACCAATCTTTTCGATTTGGTTAACGCGGTACGTCAAGCCAGCCACTTTGATGCAGTCGTCGATCATCAGGTCTTCGACCTTCGTGTAGTTCTTCTTATAGCCTTTCATGGCGTTCCTTTCGTAGGGGTTCTCATTATAGCCCAAGTAGAACTTGCGATTGTTTCACCAGAAATTCCCCCCGCGCTTTTTTTCGAAAATAAAGGAGGGCATGTAGGCAAAAAAAAGAAGCCGTGCGCAGAGGGTTTAATCTCTACGCACGACTCCCATTTTGAATTGTTTGATTCGGGGGTTCGTGTTAACGAAGGGTCTTAACGAATCCGACTGCTTTCGAGGTGATGACGTGCAACCGTTCGTGATAGATGATCAAACCGATGCCGAGGATGTTGGTGATGGCCGGGATGTAGTCGCCCTTGTTAACAGGGTCAGACACTTGCGTGCGCTTGACTTTGTTAATTCGTTCGACTGTCTCGAGGACGTCATTGTATTCCTTGGTACCGGGTTCGAAATCCAGCAGCTTAGTTGTTGCGAGGTCAAGCACCAGATCGAGTCCGATCAGTTCTTTCTTCTTAAACATGAGGTCTCCTTTCAAGAGTCTTCATTATAATGCATGTTTTCCATGCGACAGTTGGTTTAGGCTGTCGGGTCAAATCCCTTGAAGGTAACTACCTTCTTGTTAAAGAGATCGTCGACCTTGGTGGGATCGAGTTTGAATGTCAACACAGGCTCACCAGCTTTGGGATCACCTGCGACAATCTCTCCATCGAATCCACCTGGAGGTACTTCGGGGTTCTGCGTGTAACCCTTTCGGGCAAACGACATGATTACACCGAGGAATACGGCAGCGCCTGCAAGTGAACCAGTCACCTGAATGATGTTGTCCCATCCCCAGTAACCACCCAGCAGTGCATAGAACGCGCCCGCTGCAGGGAGAACCTTTTCGATGAAGAACCGAATAAGGTTGTACTGCTCATCCGTCAGTTGGACGAGTCCGGAATTTGTTGCCGCATGATCTGCCATGCTACTCCTCATCTTTGTCATTTTTAACAGGTGCCCCACCTAGTTGGATGACCTGCCGTTCCAGGAGAGCTACGTGATACTCCGCTTTTATACGAAGTTTACGTTCCTTCTCCGATTCAGCCTCAGCTTCTGCCTGCTTTTCTTCAGCAGTTTCGGTACGTGTTACGAGACTGGTGGTTTTCACACGTTCACGCTGTGCAACACCAGTCCATAGTTTTGATACGCCATTGCCAATTAGCACCAGAAAAGCTGCGCCACCTGCCGTCCCCAAGAAGGTGAAAACCTGCTTTACTGTTTCGTCCATGGCTATCCCTTTCTAGGCGCTAACAGATAGTCCTTAATGTCCAGCCAGCGCAGAAGGAACATGAGAATGAGAATGATCGGGACAATTGTAATTGCCACGCTCGCACCGAGAAGAACCAAGGTGGATGAGTACAGGGTAACGCCCGTACCGAGTGCGACAAGACCCGCTCGTTCAAACATCCATATTCCGGGAAGAACCGAGAGTAAGGCACATACTGCACCCACAATGATGAGACCGCCAAAGAGGTAGATCAAAGTCATCCCTCCAAGAAGTTCTTCAATTCGTGGGTTTGGTGCAAATGTAGATGCCGTACCAAGTGCGGTAAGCATTGCGTAAATCACGAAATAAATGATTCGCTTAACACGAGGTTCGGCAATTCGCATGTAGACGTTATAGAGCATCTTGCAAATATGCTTCACTAGACGCAACCGGTACACTGGCTGCACTAGGTACATCTGCAGAAATTTTCTCATATGGATTTTCTCCAAATTCCGTTGACTTTGGAGTATGGCTGAGCTAGCTTCCAAGCTCCATTTTGTTTGACATATGGTACGGCTTCACGCCATTGCCCCCCACTTTTAACTCGCGCACCGGCGATTGTTCTTCCTGAGATAGGGTTTGAAAATGGGCCCCACCCGATGTCATTTCTGCCTCTAGCCCAGAACCAGTAGTTCTGTGCCGGAAGGAGTGCACCAATTGTTGATGTACCATTCGACCACAGCGACCATTCGCCACCATTAGGCGTTCGACCATAATGGATTTGCCATTCTCGAATAGGAGATCCGCCATCGCTATTTCCTGAGAAACGAAAACGCAATGAGGTCTGTGTAGCTTCATCTACGCCAATTGGCGTTGGGGCTTGTGGAACTGTAGCGGTCTGAATATGCGGAAGTGATCGCCATCCAGAATTTACCGAAGCTGAACCCAAGTTAACTAGGTTTAGACCACCGGCAATGTAGTACTCAGCATTACCATCGGCACGATGTGGTACGTTAAACGTGCCTTCTGCGATGAGGAATTCGCCACCATAACGACCGTTCTGGAAGTTGTATTCCATATTGCCGTTAGTCCAGAGTCGACCAGGGTTTCCGTCAGCCCAACCATTGCTACCCGTGTTACCCCATGCAGAGTGGCCATATGTATTGCCCTTGCGAACAATTATTCGCCAATAAACATTTGAGCTTAGTCCGCTGTGACCGGTAAATGCGGCATCGACGTCGAGAGTGTAATTTCCATTACCACTAAATGTTGCTAGAGGCATATCAAATCACCTTGAAATGGATGTCGCCATCTTCGCCACCGGTAGGATCACCAGTACCAATTGTGATTCCGGTTGCGGCTCTGAATCCGCCTTTTCCAGTAGGTATCATCGCAATGACCCTTGCCACATAGTCGCGCGTACGGTTGATCTCTCGAGCACCATATTTGCGTTTGCCTTCTTCACCAGTCTCCGGGACCGTATTGAATCCAGCAGCCAATGCTTCATCGCCAATAGCCATGGGTTAACCTCCTTTCAATTAAGATTCAGCCCAGACTTCTTCTCCGCCACCAGCCCAAGTGTCATTACCCCAAGAGGACCAGGTCCCAGGCATAATGTAGCTTTCAACGGCTAGAGTCGGATATGAACGATCGCCTTCGCCGTCAGATACGAATATCTGCTCGGTTACGCGCATCTGGTTGGTCGCACCATCAGAGTTTCGCATTTCTACGAGATCGCCTAGATAGTAGTCGCGACCATATTTGTATTCGGTGTACTGATCAATCTCACCATCGAAAGCCGTGATCGGACGGGCTTTAGCAAGCGCATCCAACCCCTTATTCCGCAAGATGGAAGTTAGATTAGCACCAGCAGGTTCATCCACATCATTCGCATCAACGAACATAACGCGGCGAGCAAAACCAGAAGTTTCTGCCGTAACGTTGTCTGCATACACGATCTCGGAACCAAATTTACTGAAGACGTATGCCACATTCTTGTACTCAGTGATTGAGTTCACTTCTGTGGTGTTCTTCATGTTTTCTAGTTCTGGGCTAAATATGACGGGAGATAGACTCGTTTGTTGCGAAGTTCGATTATCGCCTGAGTAAATGTCGAAATATAACTCGGACTTATCGTAGTTCCGCACTAGACGAAAGCCTAATTCATACTGATCGCAAAGATCTTTGATCGCGCTGAAGACTGAACTGATTGGAATAGCCGCATTAAAAAGCGTTGCTGTTTCACTAATCGATCCGGGAGTGTAAAGCGATCCAGGTTTGATGAAAGGGACAATGTCCGATGCGCTAAGAATACCCTCGACACAAATCTTTTGGAAAATATGACGAGCGATATCCCCAGGCGTTCCCGTGATAACCCAATCGCTGCTATCACCAAGACCGGCCATACCTTCAGTAGCCACTCGGTTTTCAAGAATTCGTTCAAGTGAGGGTCCAGTTACTTTGAGAGTCTTTTTACCCTCGCTGTCGTGAGTATCCTCTACGAACTCTACTTCCATTACTCTGTCCGACTCAGTAATAACGAGCTGTTTGCCAGTTTTCAGAAGACTTCGCATGGCGGGACTTGAGTCGACCACTAGTTCGAAGTCGCCCTTGTCCCGCCACCGCTCAGTCCAAATCATGGAGTTGAAAACATCAATTACTGCCGTTCGACGAAGGAGATCGTCAAGGATATAAACTTCCATCAGAGCCCTCCATATCGATTGATGTATTCAATTGAATAGCCTATTCCCGCCCCCTCAGCAACTACACTAATGCGGTTTGCTCCGGGGAAGAGGTTGATCCAGTTCGAATAAGGGGCCATGGCATACAAGATGGAACTCTTGGTCCCGGCTCTCGTTAGCATGACTTCTTTTGAACCGGTAACGGTACTAATCTCCAACAGGTCTCCAGCGACAAGAGCTTCTTCAAACTCGAAAGAGCTGAGAATGTCGGTTGGAGACCTGTGGAGAATAGTGAAGCCACTAAGGGCTCGGTTTACCGCCATGCGAAACTTGAAACCAGTTTCGATACTACCCTCATAGTCAATCACCGTTTCGACTGATCCTGGCGTCGTTTGTGACGCTACTGTTGCAGTTGCTAGATCAATGAAGTCGGGTTTGTGACAGAGGATCGTGAGAGTAACCTCCGGCTCTTCTACAAAGAGAGGCCAGTCGAAAGTCTCAACAATGCCGACAATATCCACTGCGGGAAAGTCGTCAGAGAAGAACCGGAGGGTAACTTCAGCCTTGGGCATGAGCAGCCCCATCATTTTGCGACGGAGCTGCGACACGGAACCAAAGATTTGCGAAACATCTACTCCCATTTTGAAGACTAGGTTTCGCGGTTCTCGACGAGAGGATTGGTACTGTTCCCCGTCAACATTTGCAGAACTCGATGATACGAGTATTGCTTTGACGGGGTCCAGCCCATCCACACTATCGAAGAAATAACCGTCAGCCCCATCGTACATGGGGATTACCAGCGTATTGCCGTTTTTGGTAGTGAATTCGACTCTATCCAGCAACTGGTGCTCCCTTCCTTACTGTGGAGATGAGGTTCTTGTTCTGCCTGTAGATCTCAGAATTACTAAGAGCCTTAGGCGATGTGTTGTTTTGGGTGTAGTAGTACGTGTCACCCTGCTTGGAAGTAACCTCTTCCGAGCTTGTGCTGTGCGCAGTCTCACGACGCACACGATCTGCTGCTGCGAGTGCTGATGCTTTGTCATAGCTGCCTGCAATTGCCAACGAAGGAGTACCCAGCATCCCATCAATCCGAGCGCCGTCCTTCTTGATAGCCGAGAGATCGAGAACTGGACGAATCGTGGGATTCATGTTTACCTCGCTGCTCATAAGGCCATCGATGTTAGACATCGTCTTCTTGAGGGTGCTGATGGCAGTCATGCCAACGCCTTGATGAGCGTCGACTACCTTGGCGCCGTACTTCTTGACACCATCTGCCCAGCCCAAGTCTGTGAACTTACCAATAGCGAAGAACTCTCTTGAAGGAGAGTGAATGCCAAGAATTCGCTTAGCTTCATTCAAAGCATTGTTTGCTACGTTACCGATAGCTCCCAAGACTCGACCGCCCAGGTTAGCAATACCATTGGCCATACCATCAATGATGGCTCCCGCAAGATCAGCACCGGCATCGGACATACGCTGCGTATTGTTTCGAATCCAAGTAGTGATGCCCTCTACAAACTTCAGTATAAGGTTACCACCCGAATCGATGATCTTTCCGATATTACGAGCAATGCCATCGATGAATTCGGTGATGATCTTGTATGCCGCATCGATAAGCTGACCCATGTTATTACCGATACCCTGTAGGATTCCGATAATAATCTTCATACCCGCATCAACGAACATTGGTACACCTCGAACAACAAGGTCTACAAGTCCGACGATTACCATCCAGAGAGTTTCCATCAGTTGAGGGAAGACCATCTGAATGGCGGTGAGTAGTGTCGTGATAAGAGCGACAAATGCATTCAGGAATGTCGGCATTGCGCCACCAATCACATCAGCAAATGCCACGATGCCCTTACCCAACTCAGCCATTGCCATTGGGATAAGCGCAAGGATAGACCCCACGATGATAACCATCGCAGGCCCGAGTGCAAGACCAGCAGCCGTCAAGGCAATGAGACCGGCTACAAATGCAGCCATACCAAAGCCTATACCAACTAAACCAGCACCAATCAAGACCATGGCAATGCCAAGTGCGATAAGTACGGGTACGACTGGTGCGAGTACCAAGCCTGCAAGACCGAACAGTATGAATATGCCTGCTAGTGCAGCAAGCCCTACGAGCAATTGCTCCCATGACAAATTGCCAAACATCGTGAGAGCCATTGCCATGAGCACCATTGAAGCTGCGGCGATACCCATAGCGTATGCGCCAGGAAGAGTGTCTTCCATGAGAATAAGCGCAATTGACAATATGAGTAGAGATCCCGCAAGAACCGTCATGGCCTTCGCGATATCTTCCCAACTCATCTCTGCGAAATCCTTCAGCGCTGAGCCCAGGATCTTCAAAGCTCCTGCAACCACGACGAAGCCGAGTGCACTAGTAAATATGTTCTTGGGCGTACGCTCAAGAGCTTCACTAATGGCTTTCAGCGCTACCGCCATGACCAAAAGGCCCTTCGCAATGCTTTCCCACTCCATTGATCCGAAGTCGCCCATAGCACTAGCGATGACCTTCATAGAAATACCGAGAATCAGCATTGCCGCAGCCGTCTGGATGATATTCTTGGCATCACCGACGTTCTTGGTGAAGTTTTCAAGAATCAACAGCACAACACCCAAGGCTAGAATGCCCTTGAGAATTGTGTTGATATCGAGAGATCCAAAGTCACTCACAGCACTCGACAGAATCTTGATACCGATAGCGATGGCTACGATACCAATGCCTGTAGCGATAAGATCCGCCGGGTTCTTAGACATTGAATCCACAGTTTTCGACAGAGCGAATAGAACTACGGAAACCCCACCAAGACCCTTAACCAGAGACCCGAGATCAAGTGCACCCATAACGGTTACTGCATCTGCAAGAATACGAACTGCAACTGCAATAGCCATCAACCCAACGCCAGTGGCGATGAGGTCGGCAGGGTTCTTTGCCATACTTTCGACAGTCTTAGAAAGCACTGCCAACAGCACGGCTACTCCTGCAAGACCCTTTAGCAACTCATTCCAGCTAAGCCTCGAGAGGATTACTACTGGAATAGTGAGAAGTGCCAACGCAATAGCCAAGAGGATCATAGATGCCGCAATCACTGGGATCTTCAAGAACCCAGAGCTCATCGTGATCTTATCCAGAGCTTCCATCGCTTTAGTGAGGATGACTACCATCACACCAATAGCAACGAGAGCCTTAGTAAGCTTGCCCGAATCAATGAGCGATAGCGCAATTACTGAAATCGCCAAGATGCCAATTGCGATAGCGATTTTCATCAGGGTGTCAGCCTTCAGGTTTTGCTGCATGGCTTCAAGAGTTCCTTGAACACCTTCCAGAACACCATTAATGCTTTCAACCGATGTCGTCAACTTCTCCAGAAGAGCATCTTTTACACCATCGCCCATTCCCAACATCTTCTTGAACGTACTCTTGAATAGGAGAACCAGACCTGCAAGCAAGCCTGTATTGACCATGTCGAGAGTGTCATCATAGTTGACATCTGCGAATACGCCCTTGAGCTTCTCACCGAGATCTCTGAACAAGTCAGAAACTGCAGTTCGAAGAGGCAGCAACTTATCCCACATGCGACTCATCGCTGCGGCTACTTGGTCCCATGCGTCGGCAAGTCGACCAGCGAAACGCTTAATCGATTCGATACGCTCGGTGATTCGGCTGAATACTACTTCGCCAATGTTGCCCATCGTAGTAAGGCTAGCCCTGAATGAAGCTATCGCAGCTTCCAGGCCACCCTTCATGAAGGCTTGTGCTGCATCACGGAATGCCACGCTAAGATCGCCAAGGTACCGCAAGAATGCCATCACAGCACTTCCTGCAATGTCGATAACGTCGCCAACCAAGCCAAAATAATAGGCGAACAAAGTCGACCATGTAATGAGGCTGTACATGTGAATTCCGAGCTGAATGAACGGCACGATCACATTCAGAACAACGTCAACCACCTTGCGAATGGCATTGCCCAGGAATGTAGCTGCTTTAGTGAGCGCTCCGAAGAATTGCTCGACAACTTTCGATTCCTGGATCTTCTTAGTGATTTCGCCCAAGGCATCGGTAAGCGGTTTCATGCTCCCAGCAATTGAGTCGCCACCTGTAGCGAATGCTTTGAAGAACGCAAAGACGACACCGAGTGCGCCCTTGATAATGTCCACTCCGATTTTGATGATCGTGAACAGGAGCTTGAAGGAGTTCTTGAGAAGCGCAGTCGCTTGTTCGCCCGGGATCAAAGCTTCAATGAAGATTCGGATCGCCTTGGTAATCTCGAACAATTGCTGACCAGTGGTCGGCGGGAAGACTTCTCGGAAGGCTTCTTTAATTGGAGTAAGGATGCCCATGAGCACCTTGAATGCAGCCGATACTGCACCGATCATCTCAGTGCGGCCACCTGCTTTGTTCCAATCTTCAAGCATCTTGTTTCGAGCATCTGCACTCGCTTTAAGCATGGTGCCAAGAGTGTTGTTGACGTTGGTCCACATCTCTTTAGCTTGCTCAAAGTCGCCAAGGACCAGCTGTGCAGATTTTGCCCAACCAGATCCACTAGTTTCCTTGAGCGTACCGATCAGCTGCGTGAAGGTCTTGACTTTCTGCGCAGCATCTTTAGCAGTCGTAGCCATCCTTTGGATGTCTTTAATCTGCTGATCGTTATAGCCCATCTGCTTAAGCTGAGCATCACTAAGATCGCCCGTAAACTTCTTGAGCGTGTCATTCATGACATCGGTAGTCAGCCAGCCCTCTTGCAGTGAGAGTCGGAAGCTACCATTCTTCTTAACCATGTCGTCAACCGCAACGCCATTAGTTCTAGCAGTCTCCATAAGCGAATCACGGAATGACTCACTAGCCATACCCGCAGTTTCGATAGACATCCAGTCTTGGAGTGATACCTTACCGGAAGACATTGCTCGGCTCAACTGCTCCATTGCGCCAGCAGCCTGCGTGGCATTTGCACCAGACATGGCTGCTACGTTGGAGAGACCCTTAATAGAAGATGTCGAATCTTCCAGGCTTACGCCAGCAGTGGTAAATGTACCAATGCTTCGCGCCATCTCACTAAAGTTGTAGATGGTTTCGTCAGAATATGCGTTCAGCTCTTCAAGAGATCTGTTGACATCGTCTAGCGTTGAGCCCTTGGACTGGGTATTAGCAAGAATCGTCTGAATCGAGTTTAGGTTCGTTTCATATTCTGCCAGACCCGATTTAGCTGGGTCCATAATCAGGTTCAAGGCCATCTGACCGCCAACAATTGCGGCTTTAGCACCCAATGCCGCAAGTGCCGCAATGCCCGCAATAGACATTGCGCCTATGCTCTGCTGTGCCGAAGCTGCGCCTTCATTGATTGGGAGGAAGCTGACCGCTTTACCAGCAATATTCAGTTCACCAAGACTTCTGGCCGCATTTCTCGATCCGTCGATAACGCTTTGGAATGAGAAATTCTGAACCGAGGTCTTGAGCCCTCCGATGCCACGCTGTACAGATTCGAAGTTCAGATTCTGCTTGATGACATTAGCAGCATCGACAATGCCCTTAGCACCCATCTGGAATTGGGTTGGGTCGAGCTTGAGATTAACCTTCTTGCCAGCAGCATCAAGGTCATTAAGACCTTTTACTGCCGAATCAAATTTGAGGCTGTCCTTAAGCTTGTTTGAAGCGGCGACCGTTGTCTGAATGCCGTCATTGAAAGCTTTACCATCAAACTTAGGAGGGGTTATTTTTCTACCGGCAGCATCAAGATCCGAGAGAGATTTAATGCTTGCTTCAAAGTTTAGAGTCTTCTTGAGACCTTCCAGCGAGGACATGGTGGTTTTAACGCCAGCCTCAAACTGCGCATTGTTGAACTTGATAGAGACGATGCGTTCGTCAATGCTGCTACTCATGCAGAAGTCACCGCCTTCCAAGCTTTATCTGCGATAGCGTCAAATATAGGCCTCATTGCCGGGTTTATGTAGTCACGTCCTCGAACATAACCGCCAGTACCCGTACCGTGGCCGAGCTGTAGCATGATTGCAATCGGCTCGCCATCGACTGTTTTTTCGTTGTTGGTCCAGATAATCTGATATGACCCTCGAGATTTCTTAATCTCGTAGTCCCAAGCTTCTTTGGTTTGACCGCCGTCGACAGGCGTTGCTGCTGCGAGAGCGCTAACACCTTCTCGGCCATAACCGGAGAGGGAATCAAATATGGAGCCTGATGATGCTTTTTTGAGAAAGCTCTCCAGGCCGGAAAAGGAGCCACTCGTTGATACTTCGAACATAGTGGCTCCTTTCGCCGGTTATTCTGGAATTGGCAGTGGTTCTGCGGGTGGAGTAGGTGCACATGCTGGGCACCACTCCATGTCATCAATGATGACGGTTACTTCATCACGATGATTCCATCGCTGCATACACTGCCGATCTCCATTGGGATCAGGAGTTTCAGTTGATGCCATTTTTTTTCTCCTAACGGAAATGAATTATGAGCCACCGACATACTCTAGCTCAAGATACGCACCGTTGTAGCCGTTGGTGCCCCAAACAGAGACTGCCGAATATATGCCCAGAGACACCTTATCTCCCGCGTTGAAAGGTACAACGCCCATCGAGTGGTGGTAGATGTCTGCCGAGTCAGTTTTTACAGTGCTGGAAATAAGTTTCTCATACACGCCACCTCGAAGGGTTCCATCGCCAATGACGCCATTGACGTAGATTCGAACGGTGTTCACACTTGATGTTGAACCGCTGAGATATCCCTTAAGGTGTGCCCGATAGCGACCAGTAACCGGAACCACGAGCGCATCATTGGCATTATCGAAGGTCATGCCTCCGCGAAGCTCTTGTGCAGCATCCATGATAACGGTCACGTTAGCTCCCGTTGCTTGGAAGCCTCCTGTACGCCCCATGTGCCCATACGGCGTGGTGCCCATGCCGTCCCACTTAGCAACATCTGTAGCAAATGCGGCAGATGAAGTATGTGCAGCATTTGCAGACATTACCCAGTTGGTGGGCGTTACAACTTGATCGCCCACAGCATAGGTTTTACCAGCTTGCCACTTAGGCACGAAGGCATTGGCGGAAACTGAATACTCGTACGAGGCCGAGTTATTTGCAGCGCCGTTCCAACCATATTCGAGCTCAGCATTCTTGGGAGTAGCACCGCTAAAAAATGGCGCTGAGAATGTCGATACGAGTGCACCAGTCGCATCTACTTTAGAGCCTACTGCAGCAGTAGCACCAGTGGTTGAGAATGCCCACCACCCGATATTGGTGAACGTACCCGTCGCAACGCCAGATGCACTTAGGCGAGCCCATACGCCAGACTGCAACACTACGGTGGTTCCGTTTGCCCCCGAGTTTACGAGCGTCGATCCGTTGTAGAATGACAAACGTGGCGTAACAGAAAGCGTACCGGTGCCCGTGTAGCGAAGATATACATCAAGTGTTCGCGTGTCACCAGAGGCACCATTCGTAGGTGCGTAATACGCAGCCACTTCTGCACGCCAACCAGATGAACCTCCGGTTTTAGCCGTTGTCACTGAGTAGCGAGCATATGTGGTGATTTCTGGAATAGGACCATCTACGGCACCAGTGACTAGAGTCTGAGTGCCAGCTTCACCTGTACCTGGCTGATACGTCGCGAAACCATTCGCGGAGCTAATTGCCAGTGGATTGAGTACGTAGTTGCCCCGGGTCAGTACTTTTTCGCCAGAAATAACACTAGCCCAGTTGGAATGACTATATGTTGCTGACCCATGCCATGTCTTAGCTTTAACGAGCTCGCCATAAGGCGAAATAACGAGCGAACCAGCTTTGTAGACCATATTTGCAAGCCACTTGGGGATGTATTCAGCACGGACTGAAACGTTATCTACGTTGCTAAGTCCTACTGCATTTTTGTCAAGTGTTGCCCACTGCTTATCACCTCGGTAATACTGTTCAGAAGTACCATAGAGAATGATGGGGCCCGCGTCAATTTCAGTTCCGCCAGCTGTAGTGACAATGAGGTTACCCATCGTGTTCACAGTAGCGTCGACAATGAAGGCGTCAGCTAGTTCCTGCATACGTTCTGCAGTTAGTCCGGTTACTGTTGCCATTTAGACACTCCTTTCTTAGAGTGAGCTGATGTTGTATGACTCATCGTCAATCATGATGGCTGACGGCCAATTGATTGCAAAGGTATTTGCATCGAGCATGGAGATTGCTTCATCCGGACCGGTTGCAGTCCACGTGCCATCACCATTATCGATGATCTTAAGAAGCGCATTGTCGACGAAGAGCTCGAGCAATTCTGAAGGAGTTGGCATTTTTGGAGGCGTATCTTCAGTGCCATATAGGAAGTCTTCGATAGCCTCCATTGCCCATGGATATACCACTCGGGAATCCAACACAACATGCGCCGTATAGCGAACTCCAAAAAATGGATCTTCGAACCTAACCTTCTGAGTCGAGATGTCCCAAGAAAATGTCGAAGGTTCGGTATCATCATTTAGGCTCTCATAGTCCTTAGACGATGGCGATGCTAGTGCATTGTAGACTAGATGAATCTTGTATGCGTGGTCCAAACCTTCAATGTCATTACCGACTTTAGTTCGATAAGCAAGGTTGAACCGCTTTTTGTTTTGCTGATAAACCTGGAGGCCATTAGCCAGAGACTCAGAACCTTCGCAAGCCTCAAACTCTCTTGGGTAAGTGAATGCCTCAATCGATGCGTTGAAATGCTCGGGCCTTGAACGATTCACAATCTTATGACCATCAAGATACGTGGCTCGTGCATCACCTCCGGAAGGAGACTCGGATACGGAAATTAGACCAATCCAGGGAACGCCATCCTGTCCATCAATGTAAAGAACGCCTCGATCGACGCCAGCTTCATAGAACTTATTGGCAGTGCCATCCCATGCGAGTCTTGTCACGCTAACCTCCTTCCGTTAACCGCTGATGCCAGCCTGAGCCCTGCGCTCAGCATTAATTTTTGCACGTTCTGCAAGAGCATCACGCTTCCCAGCCATAGTCTTCTTAGGCGGATTTTCTTTACGGTTGTGCACTTCGATGAGTGTGAACAATCGATTAAGATGCCAGTATTGAAACTCAACTGGGATCTGAAGTTTGTTCATCCAGTAATAGATGATTTCGTTTGTGATGATCTCTTTAGGCTTACCCTGTCCCTGCTGAGGCGTAATGCCTCGGGTGCTGAAGGTAGTAGCCGTCATCTTCGCTTGAATGTAGTCGTTGACTTTGTTAAGTTCGGATTGCTGAAGGTTTCGGTAAACCTCCGGGGGAACATTAGGGGTCAACGTCATCATCTCGATGTACCCTAAGACTTCCTCGGTGGTTTTCTCATTCGGACCCAAGAAGGGCTTCTCGAATTTCGACTCCCATTTTGAAAGGGAGACCAGGGAATGCTCAAGTTCCAACGTAGCAATTTCGGGGTAGATGAAAGTTTGAGTTTCTTCGTCCCAGATTTCTTCGCCATGTATGGCAAGTGTAAGCATTCCCTGATCTCCTTTCGTGTTTGACTAGCTGTACTGGAAGGACCAGTCGTTGTCGGCAGTCGGCGGGAACTTGTAGCCTGCTGCGGGTGCAGCCGTGACCATCGTGTCCTCGGTGATGACGACCTGACCGGTCTTCTTGACACCATTGATGAAGTAGTCGACGCCCGTGGTGGTCGGGATCGTGATCTCATCCGTGGTGGGGTTGTACGTCGGTGCTGCGGGCATGTCAGTGACCGTCAGTTCGGTTCCGACGATCGAAGCGACCTCTGCCGGGAGGGGCAGACGAGGATCGACACCAGCGGTACCGTACAGGATGTTCTCGAGGTCGGCCAGCTTGGCAGCGTCAACCTTGGTCGAGTCAATCGTGAGCTGAGCCGTGGGGCGCTTGCCGGGGACATCCACCGGAGTGGTGCTGATTTCCCAGCTGAGCGGCATCGGTTCGGTGGACTCGTTGATCGTGGCGTATGCACGCTCGGAAGGAGCAGCCATACCGCCGTAGATCAGGTGCAGCTTGTAGCCGTAGTCCGTACCCAGGATGTCATTGCCGACCTTGGTGCGGTATGCCAGACCGAAGGTTTCGCGGTTCTGCTGACCGATGAACACACCCGGGGTGAGCTCGGCGGTACCGTCGCAGGCCATGAATTCGTCGGGGTAGGTGAACGCTTCCAAGGAGGCCGCGAACTCTTCCGCAGAAGTGATGTTCGCGTAGACCTTGTTGTCGGCGTAGTGCTTGCTCGACTCGGCGCCCGAAGGGCTCTCCGTGACAGCAGTCAGACCGATCCAGGCGTAGCCCTTGTTGTAGACGCCTTCGGCATTGCGGCGAAAGAGAACGCCCTTGTCGACGCCGGTCTCGAAGATTTTCTTCCCCGGCTGATCCCATGTCAGTTGAGTCATGGTTTATTCCTTTCAGAAATAAAGATTGAATACATCGTGGTAGAGCGAGCTTGCTACAAAGCGCCTTTCGAAGGCGCATTGCGGCAAACTATGGACTGCGTCGGGGATGTCACTAAGTGGACTCTTATCGATCACTGTCACTTGATAGCGCTTCGTTCGGCGATACGGAGTATTGTCTGCATGTGTAGCACCTCGACTATCCAACTTAAAGATAATGCAAGGATACTCCATGTTGTCTGCAGACGGTTCCTGAAACCAAGCTTTCTTAACTCCTGGAATACTATTCAGTATTGCCTGGAGCTGCAGGTATCGGTCCATTGTAGATGTCCCCCATCCCGATAATCAGTCGAGGCTTTTTGACCTCGAGACTATTGACTTGCCACCTTTCGCCCTCAAACATGATGTATCGAATCTTCTTTAGGTTTGTAAAGGCAAACTTAGAAGCTACGATGCTGATTGAGTTGCTAATTGTGGAGTCAGGATTGACATCATCACCTACAACAAAACGAGTTGAGTCGCGGAGGACGTCACCACGGAATTTCTTCTCGATGATGACGTCCTCCGCAATACCCGGTATGGTTTCTACAGTGACTCCGAAGCCGATTTCACCATAGAACCGTGCCATTTTGAAGTGCTAACTACGCGGTGTAGGTGAAGACCCAGTGACGGGTGCTCAGCGGAGCCAGGTAGTAGCCAGCCTTCGGCTCAGCATCGACGTCGGTGGTCTCGGTCATGTTGTAGGTGCCCGTAACGACTTCACCGTTGATCAGGTAGTCAACGCCAGTCACCGTGGGGATGGTGATGACGTTGCCCGTCATGGTCGGGGCTGCCGGAGTAGCCTCGGTACCCTGATCGCGACGGATGACCAGAGCCGACTTGGGCTTGGTCAGTGCGCCGGAGCAGCGGGTTTCCAGCAGGTACTTGTGCTGGTTGAAGTCGATGTCGAAGTCCTCGAAGAACGTGAGTTCTCCGCCCTTGTTGGAACCGACGGTGTAGTCGATCAGGTTGACGATGATGCCGAGCAGAGTCGGATCTTCCTCCATGACCTCGACGGCCACGATCTCCTTGACGCGGATTGCGGCAGCCAGAGCAGCTTCGGTCTCGTAGAGACGACGGCCCATCTTGTCCTTCAGCAGCAGGAGTTCGGTGAGAACCGAGTCCGTGGTGTAGAAGGTCGGGGAGCCGGAGCCACGGTAGTTGGTACGCGAGCGGGTGATCTCATCGATCATCACGTCGGGTGCAACGTTCGCAGCCAGCTGAACCTTGTGGGCGTAGAGCTCGTGGTCGTTTGCCACGGAGCGAATGCCGATGCCGTCGACCTGACCCTGGGGGTCCTTGATCTTGTCGGCGTGACCCACGGTGCGACCATCGCCGATGAGGATGGCGCGAGCAAGTTCCTCGTTGAGCATGAAGCGGATTTCCCACTTCAGCCAGGCAACGACGTCCAGGTCCGTGATGTCCAGGATGTCATCGCGGTCCAGCTTCTGCTTCTTGTAGATGGTCGTCGGAGCAGTCGTGCGCTGCATGAGCACAACGACTTCTTCCTTCTTGAGGTCGCCCTTGGTGTAACCCTTGGCGCGAGCTTCCTCGGCGGTCAAGTCGGCGAGGATGGTCTTGACCTTCGCGAACGGGGAGTGCTTCGTTGCGGAGAGGACCTTGGTGACCCACTCGGTCTGGCGAGCGATGAGCTCCGGGGAGTTCTGCTGAACCCGAGCGTCCGGGAAGAGGACGTCGATGTTGGTGATGCCGTAGTCGGCGTGGTTCAGGACGAAGCCCTCGAAGGCCTCCTTGTAGGAGCCCGTCTTCTGAGCGAGGGTGTTGATCTCTTTGAGATCGTCGTGGGACAGCGTGGGACGCTGTTCGACAGCGCCTCCACCGGCGTTGGATTCGAATGCCTTGTACTTCATGGTGTCGGAACCTTCCTGAGTGTGCTTGAGATTGGGGTCGTCTTCGGAGTCTGAAGACTCGTCAGTGGTTTCTTTGGAATCTTCGTCAGATTCGGATTCGGCCTTGGAGGCTTCCTCTTCCTCTTTCGATTCTTCTTCTTGGTGCTGAACTGATTCTTCGGAATCCACTTCGGATTCTTCGAGAGCTTCGCCGATCAGTGCGTGAACGACGCCGAGCTGAGTCGGAGTGAACGAGTCGAGGACTTCATCCACATCGATCTCTTGGTCGGTTTCTTCATCGTGCAGGATAACTCCTGCCTCGTCGTCATCGTCATCATCGAAGTCGGCATGTTTGACCGAGCCCGATGCTGCCTGACTGACGAGAGCGTAAAGAACCGTCTTCTGCTTCTGATTCATGGTCGCCACAATGTCAGCAACCGATTCATCGTCATCAGAAGATTCATCTTCTTCAGCGTGGTAGAGGGTGGGCGCTTCATCCCAATGGATGATTACCTCACCTTCCATCATGTCAGAACCATCGCCACTGTGGTGAAGGTTGACATCCTCGATGAAGGCTTCGGGATTTGCACCCCGATAGACGAGACTAACCTCGCCGATCATGCCATGAATGACATCGCCACCACGCTGCTTGAGCTTGTTGGCGAAGATCGACAGAGCCTTGATGTCACCGTGCTGGACCATCGCCTTTGCGTGGCGACCGCGTTCGGTGTTGTTGAAGTACGCTTCGGTGTAGATGCCGTCTTCGCGGTGGAAGAGGATGGCATGGCCGAGTACGTTCTCAACGTTGTCGTGCTGGTGCTGCCAAACGAGCGGCACCTGCTGACCGTCCTGATGCAGGAATGCGCCGTGCTTGATCGTTCGACCATCGGAGCACTCGCGATCAAATCGAGTCGCATAGCCTGTGAAATCAGGCAGTCGAGTTTTCGTCTTCGTGACTGTCATTTTGAAGGTTCTCCTTCCTTTCTTGAGTTGCTTCCGGTGGTTTGTCAACCTTGCCGACGTTGTCCTCATTAGGCATGTTAGCGTTCTGCAGTTTGTCTGCTTTGGCTTCCTTTGAGGGCTTCATGCCGATTGCTGATCGCATCTCGTTGCCAGTGACAATCTCATTACGAGAAAGCTTGTCTCCGATTTCGGCAATGTCTGCAAGTGTTGCGTTCTTGAATGGATCACGGTAGAACCGCATGGCATGACCCTGAGCGCGGGCCGTTTTGGAGATGAACTTTCGTTCAATACCTTCTGCAATGGCGGTCAAGATGGGCTCCACAGTGCGGTTGTGGTAGTTGATCATCATCTTCTCATCAGCCGTACCCTCGAAGACTTCCTTAGTCATACCCAGCTGCGAGTACAACTGCTTAGTCAAGAATTCAACCTGAGCAAGCATGTTGTTCTCGGCGGGCCGATTCAACTGAGTGATCTTCTCGGTAGCATCGGCATAAGCGACGCCATACTTGGAGTTGTAGAGCTGCTCTTCCATGTCTTGACGGCGCTGTGCTGCCTGAGCTTTTCGAGTGTCAGACTTGACAACGTATGGAAGTTGGATGATGATGTCGAGCTTGCCGGAACCGGCCTGCTCATCGATCGCATCAAGAAGACTGAGCTTACGAGTCAACCGCTTTAGGGTGGAGTTGTCGTCGTTCATCACGGCATACATCGGATTTTCGATGATCGCCACATGACGCTTTTCAACAGTTAGCTCTTCCCGGTTACCAGTGTCTTCGTTGTACACGAGGACACGAACATACTCGGGAAACCACCCTACAACTTCACCAATGCGAAGCTTCTCGATGTTGTAAGACATCGACTTGGCTGGATCGCCATCGGCTTCCATGATGCAAAGTGCAGCAACGCCCTTATCGAAGAGTGCCATGACGATGTTCTGTCGAAACTGTCGACCAGCTTCGTCAATGTTGGCCTCGTATAGAAGACAGTCATTGATTCCGCTATTTTTAACGTTCTCGATGAACTGATCTGTTTCGAGATCAACGCGCACGTGCCGAATCGGAATTGCAGCAACATCCATAGCCATTTGGTTATAGATCGATGTGATGACGGATTTATCACCAGAGTAGCCAGGTCGCGTTCGACTAGGATTGAACCCATAGCTTCCCGCAGAACTACTCCCCCATGACCGCATTCGTTCTTCAACTTTGAAAGGCTTGAATTCTCCTCTTGCGTGCGTCAACACATTTTTAAATCGATCAAATATTCCCATAAATTAACCTCCCCTCAAGGGTGTCGTGCTTCGATGAAGCTACTACTGTTCGCGGACCTTGAATGAATCACCACGAAGCATGTGCAGATACTGCTTGCCAGCATCCTTATGCTTGGGCTGGAGATCGCTGACTTTAACACCCTGAAGGTGCTGAGCCATCTTCAACTCCCACTTACGACTCTTCTCAAGATATTTGGTGCCCTTGTAAGACAAGCGCATACCTTTGCGAATCTTTCGAAAGTTCCCCCATTTGGAACCTTTGTACTGCAGCTTGGCTCCCCGCTTGGTAAGCCTGGCAGATTTCTTCTCGAGCCGAATGGCTTTCTTAGAAGCTCTTGCAAAAGTGCGAGAGGCATTACCTCTTCGAACCCCCCATTTCATTCCTTTAACACCGATGTGCTCCAGAAAATCATCTACGGGGTCATTAGCGACTAGCTTGTCACTCATTCAAACGACTCCTTATTTGCTTTGTATGCAATGTACGCATCCATTAGTGCGGCCACGTTGTCGATCTTCTGATCTCGACGAGTCTTCAGAAGTTTTCGGTTGCCGTTGTTATCTTCCAAAGTAATGGCATTGCCCATGGCAAAGCTCATAAGCTTTTGGTTAAATATGAGCTTCTTCTGCTCACTCAGCTGCTTGAGTTCACCAAGTGGAACAGACTCAGTCCGTGCACCCTGAGGAACTTTCTCAATTCCGAAGGGTCCATTTTCCTGCTCCCAACGAGCAACGAATTCTTTAGCATTGTAAGGGTCGAATCCGAAGGTCCTAATATCAAACTTGTTCAGTTCGATAAAGTTGTCCAGATCGTCGTAGACTTCCATCATGTCAAGAACAGTCCCCTTCATAACATGAAGGCTTCCTTCTTGGATGAACTCCTCATATTTCTGACGAGGACCGCTAGACAGCTTGAAGTGAGTGTTTTGAGAAATATAGCTTCGGGTGATTATCCCAAACTTCTCATCGCGCATAGGAAACAGGAAAGTGAAGGCACAGAAGTCATCACCCTGTGAGAGGTCGGCTCCCAAAGAACAAGGTAGGTTCCAGAAGTTTGGTACACGTTTATGAGGGAGCGTCTCGTCGTAGGTGAAGAAGTACGTATATCCTTCCATGGGAATTCCGAAACGCTTAGCCAGGATATCGTTCTTAGAAGCAGGTGCTTTCTCAGCTCGTTCGACATCTCTCTGGTAAGTATCGTAGGATACCGTAAGCCCGATATTGGGCTGTGCCTTAGGCCACATGCGGTGGTCGGCAACCTCAGCGAGTTCATCGAGTTTGTAGTGCCAGATTGAGACGTGCGGGGCATAGTACTCCCCCTTCAGAATGTCGGCTAGTTCCATCTTGACAGTGTCGCCACTGCCATTACGTACGGTGCCTTCAGAGCTGATTGCAACAATCAACCAGTTGCCATCACCTAGCTTAGAAGCACCCTGCTCAATAGCGCCAACGACATCTTCACGAACATCGCCGGACAGCCATTCATCAACCGTGGATATTTTGGGTCGTAGACCCTGGAGCTTATCGACCTTCATAGGTCGAACCTCGAGAAGTGAACCCGTTAGGAAATTCTCGATGCCCTTTTTGGTAGACGCAAGTTTGACACGGTTCATCCGATTGCCTGTGGTGTTCTGCAATGACCCCTCAGTGAGGAATTTAAACAGAGGACCCCGCGAGCGCGTGATGGCCGTGCGGAATGGCGACATGACTTCATCAGCCTGCTTCATTGTAGGAGCAGTCGTGATTTGATGAGAAGTTTCTGTGTCTACATTCAGGAAGTAGCTTTGGATGCACTCAGCGTACATCGATTTGGCAGCACCTCGTGCAACGATCAAATATTGCTTTACTGTGAGTCGCCTCTTGAAAACCTTCTGAACGAATTCCCCGCCATGATTGTCAGGCGAGGGTTCATAAACAGTGAGTTTTTCGAAGTAATACCAACCAAAGATTTGTTCGGCCCAGAGTTTGAAGCTATCCAACATGACGAAGTCTGAACCGTCAGTAAGAGTGAGCTCATTTTCACAGTAGCTGATGAAGCCGTTGATCGCTAGGTCGTCGTAGTAGTAGAGAGGGTTGTCAATGAGTGCATCAATCCGATTCATCTCGGCACTGATCTCTTTACATACGGGGATTTCTCCACGAACAACTCTTTCGCGGAATCTCCCATAATAAATGGGTACTGCAGTGTTTGATAGAGCCATGACAACCCTCCCTCCTCTATTACAATGGGCCAGTATATTTACTTAGCTTCATTACCTGACGTGCTGCCGGTGGTGCAGCAGCTGCAACTGCCTGTTTTGCCATCATTTTCTTGAGTGCTCTCAGATCATCGGTGGCATTGTTCATGAGATAAGCCTTAGCTTTCTGCTTACCCACGTCCAATAGAAGTTCGCCAACAATCTTTCGACCGTTAGAGATCTCAGGCTCAGTCAACTTCGTGTATTCCTTTTCGAGCTTGAGTCGATTGATTCGCTTCTTCAGCTCATCATCACTCATCTCATGGACCTTGGGTTTTGCGGCTTCCGCAGCAGCAGCCTCAGCTTTTGCTCGTTTTCGCCTACCCCATCGCATACCCTTCACACCAACATGTGCGAGTTGATCACCACTTAGGTCATCGATCCCGTTTGCTGCGAGGATATCAGTTGCGCTTCTTCCCATTTCACCCCCTCGGCGTTAATATTCAAACGCCATTCCAGCATTCCTGCCTGACGTTCCATAGCTTCGGTGGCAGGTCCTGTGGGAGGCGGATCAAATAACATCTTGACCCGCAGCCCCATGTAGGAAATAACCGCCAGCTTCGTATCCGTCTGGAAGTACTGAGACCATAGGGTCTCTTTATCAAGAATGAGGAAGCCCTCTTCTGGACCAACCCCTAATTCCTGAAGTACGAAGAAAACGGTGTTGATATGCACGATGATTTCCGTGTCATAGTCAGTTACGTCGGGTTCTATACCGCACAAACGCTTTGTTGTTTCGAGAATACTGAGA